ACAGATAATATACTACCTTACTTACTCCCTACTATCTGGAGCAATAAGCGTAGCATAACAGTACATGGAAGTAGTAATAACATAGTAGTGTAATAGTAGTAACATAGATAGTACATAGAGTAAAGTAAGTTAAATTTATCCGTTTATCTGGCAATGAGTATAATATCATGGATAACAAGCTTGAATCATACAAAACAAGCATTATTTAGCCGAATTTTACTGGTATTATCCTACAACTATGCAAATTTATCTGGCAACACCCATTACAAGCCTAATAACGCCACGTCCGAATTCGTTGAAAGCTATTGTATGGCACTTACAAGCTTTATACTCAAATGTCACAATATAGGGACAAACACAAATGTCACCTTATACAATCGTTATAATTGATACAACCAGAATAATGCTGGATAAATTGTTGAGAAACTTAGAAAATATCGAATAATCATAAGATTGTATTTGCATTGCGTATCAATATAGTGTATAATTTGTATAGGTAGTAATTCTGCTACTAAATTGGAGTAAGACCATGTATAACACAGAATATGAAAATGGCGTGCTAATATGTCATATTCACCGAACACCTATCAGCAAAGCACATGGACGATTCTTTTGCCTTAAATGCCAACGACAGCAACTAATGCAAGAACCAATGGATGATATTACACCAGAAGAGTGGATTGACATTCACAACAAAGAATAACCACTACAATCATTACAACCAGAACAGTAAATGAGAATATTCATAAATACTTGATAATTCCAAAGATTTTACTTGCATTGTTGTTGTTTGTGTGTTAGACTATATATAGTCAATGAGAAACTATATTGGAGATATGAAGATGGAAAAATCGTCAATAACACCACCAGAAGGTACATCATCCACTTACTATCATAACAAAGCTTGTGATACTAAACACGAGTTAAAACAAATCCGAAAACAAATCAAGGCACTACAGCAAACAGAATCAGCGTTGATACAAGAATTAAATGGGTTTTTGGCTGCAAAGAGAAACAACCTTTTATTTGAAAAAAAAAACACTTGACAAGTAAATAGATTTATGGTACAATGGTGGTTATATGAAAGACTACAAAATAATACTATGGTTAACACTATTTGCATATATCGCACTACTATAAATGAATTGGAGAATAAAATGAAAAGAGTACAAATAACAGAAACTACACAAAAAGTAATCGAAGTGCCTGATGGTATCGTAACTAATGATGAAGCAATAGATTATGTTCGCACATTATACGATGATGAAACTATTGTACTTTATGTAGGTGCTGCTGGCGTTATTTGTGATGTTAATTTTGAAATAATTAACTAAGAGTAGTCCTTAATTAGAAAAGGAGCAAATAAAATGGACATAGAAACAGAAGAAAAAATGATAGATGAGATTTGCAGGAATTGTAAAGAATTATTGGGCGATATGATGCCTTGCAATTCTGGGCGGGACGAACAGTGTCCAACGTTGATTATACTAAATCTAATGTAAGGAGCAGATAAAATGTGTTTTACAAAATATCGAAGCAAAGCCTTAACAGAATTATGGGCAAAAGGATTTAATGAGGATGTTATATGTAGACATGTAGATTTTGATACGCGGATAGTAGATGATATTTGTGCGAACAACTGGAAAGCAAATAATCCGGTCAATGTTTGTACTACTATGCTTTATGAATATATTAGAGACGAAATATTATAAGGAATACCACAAATGACATATAAAGAACAAATCGAAGCAGATGCATTGGCAGAAGCTGAAGCATTGTCAAGAATAGGGAACAAGCAAAGAGACAAACGCGTAAAACTTCAGACAGGTAGTTATAGCATCAATGCATTTAACAAGCTTTTTGCTGTTGACAAATTGCATAAGGATAAAGAACTATGATATATAATATAAATGGTACGCTACTTTACATTAAAAATCGAAAACCGACACAAGAATTTTGTGTTGAATGTAAAACATTGCTTATAAATGGCAAACAAAGAAAAAATAAATATCGTTGTGACACATGCTTTAAGCCTAAAAGAAAATAAATAAAAGATTTTACTTGCATTCTTAAAAATATGTGTTATACTTTATATAGAGACAATTAGACGTCGACAATGGAATGTTGACCGAACAAATATTTTGGAGAAACAAAATGTTAAGACGCAAAAAGTCTAACAACGCAAAGCGTAAACTTGCATTGGCAAATCGTATAAAACAAGATACAAAGAGCATAACGCTTTTTAGTGTTGATGAAAAATTGGCCGAAACGCAAGGCATAGCAATTATCAAACATAACAAGCTTGCATTGAAAGCCCCAAGAATAAACTTTACATATATGCTTGATGGGTTTGCAGTGCCGTCCGGCAAGAAACATAGACAAATAGGATAATAAATTGGAGTAAATAAAATGCAAATGACCAAACACTATAAACTTAAAAGCCCTGTTGGGGTAGGTGACAAGTTTAGGAATGGAATTATTAAACAAGTTATAATTAGAGATGACAGGCGGTTCGGCGTTGTTGTTAAATACAAAACAGTGTCGGACAAGTTGTTTCTTTGTTATATTGATTAAAACAGGTTAAGGTGAAAATATGAGGATGATAAAACCCACAAAAAAGAGACGACGTGTCCGCAACAGCAAACAAATAAACCTAAAGAGCATAAACACGCACAAGAGAATCGAACACCCTGAATTATATTCTTTGTTGCGGAATAAACCGGAATTGCTATTAAATTTAAGGTGAAATGTGCTGATGAAAATAATAATATTGAGTGTTCTAATCTTAGTAAGCAGTACAATGCTAATTTATGATTCCTACTGTCACTATAAAGCTGGGTTTTACTTCACAACAGATATAATGCCGAAATTGTTTAAGCTGTTCGGTATTAAAAATAAATTTAATAAGGGCTAAATTATGAAAAAGTTAACCAAAAAACAATATGAAAGTTTAGGTAGTTATGCAGGTTCAAATGATGTTAACCACAATATACTATACAACGGGCAAATCGGCTATTATAAAGCAAAGGAAATGCTGGTAGTGTGTTGCGGTAGTTGTGGGCATTACCATCGTGTTAAAACCAAAACGGAGATTGTAATATGAACGTAAAAAATATCGTCGGCCAAAAAACAAGTGATTATATTAATTCATTAAAAGGAAATAAAACTATGGCAACAGAAACAAAAACCAAAGCAACAACCAAAACAGAAACAGCTATAAACCATTTCAAGCGTGTCGCAAACGCAAGGCTGCATCGGGCCATCTATGCAATCGAATTACTTGGGAATTGTGTCGGCGATGGTTATGAACACACTGACGAACAGGTGAATGTCATCGAAACAAAACTGTTAGAGCAATTACAAAAGTCTCTAAACAACCTGAATGACCCAAAAGCCAAAGCAGCAAAGAAACAACCGATGTTACTGTAATCATATGATGTAGAATGGTGCTTTAATCCAACCTGCCGGTATAGGGAATGACCGGAATAGCAGAACGTAGTCAGTCGGATTCCCGTCTTGATAGAGTTGACAAATATTTTGGAGAATTGAAAATGAAAAAACAAAAGCCAATGATAGCAGAAGTAGACGGCATGGACATGGAAAGTTTACCAAAAATTCCTTTTGTTGGCGATAAGCCGATAAAAGGCTACCGTGAAATTGATAGCTTGTTTGTCGATAGCTCCGGTTGTGGTCAACGTGGAGAAATGGCGTTAACAATAGGTCAATTTCTTGAGAAAATGAAAGTTGGCCTTTTCTATGGCGTGACAGAAGTAGGACAATTTCAAGCACATGTTGGAGTATTTGAGAAAATATAAATTGGAGGATGAAATGAACATATATCGAATTTACACAGAACGAATAAATGTTGAATGGATGCGATGTATTATTTTTGAAAACTTTCCAAACTACACATTGTATGATACAAATGGGTGTTATGATGGTGTAGGTGAAAAATCTATAGTGTTTGAAATCATCACAGATAATCCAGCAGCCGAACACTATTTGCAGCTAATAGCCCTGAAAATAAAAGGCTACAATAAGCAGGAATCAGTGTTGATGACTAAACAGAAAGTGGAGGTTTTATAATGAAAGCCTGTTTGTGTAAAAAATGTCAGATGCGATGGGCTTTACAAGAATCAGGAATATATCCACTATGCTATATTTGTTTTCTAAAAACCAAAAAGCTTTATAGTTTTGCCATTAAGACTATTAAACAGATTGAATGGTGGAATTATAAAACTGGAATAGGTGGGCTAAAAATTGGATGGAGTTTTGCTCGTGGGCTTAAAACCGCGTTATTGTTCGCCAATATTCTTAACCACCCGTTTTTGAACAAAACATGTAAAGTCCCATTGTTAACAAAAGGCCAACGGAATGATGGCTGGCCTGCTCAACTATCAAGCAGCGATTCTCTAAAAATTCTTGGTGAATCAGAATGGCGAATACATACGGCATTAACATATTTTGGAGAAATAAAGTGAATGATATTGATTTTGATAAAAACAAGTTTGACAAAGATAGTCATGGGAATCTAATCCCGAAGGATGGGTTTGAAGCCGGTGAAACTCATGGCAAGGATATAATTCCTGACGTTGAGCCAGATGTTGAAATCCAAAGTGAGTATGGTTTGGAGGACGAGCTTCCCGCTCCCTGGAATTGTAGTGTAAGTTGTCTTGATTGCAAAGACCAAAGACGCTGCAATGAGACCATACACAAACCACATCGGAGCAAATAACATGCGAGAAATAAAACTCTCAAATCGTGATTTCCTTGTGCTGGTAGACAATGAAGATTATGAATGGCTAAGCCGGTTTAGTTGGTTTGCCAAAGATAGCAGACACGGTGAATATCCGTGTACCAGTGTGCGGGTTGGGAATCGAGTTTTGACTTTACGGCTGCATCGTTTGGTGATGTATTGCTTTTCGGATTTGACGGTGGACCATCTTAACCGTGATAGACTGGACTGCCGAAAAGAGAATCTGGAGATCGTGACTAATGAAGTGAATGCACGGCGGCAACATGCCACTGTGCCGTTCTAAAGAATTGGAGGATTAAGATGAAAATGCATGTTTGGCTGATCATAACTAATACTGGAAATGTTCGACAAGTTTTCAAGACAAAAGCAAAGGCCACAAAGACGTTAAAAAGGGCTGGATACGTTATCGGGCACACTATTAATGACTATACTCCGTTCTATTTAATAAATGGTTCAAATGAAGTGTCAACAGGTTATATAACCAAAATGGAGGTATATTAAAATGATCAGTATTGAATGGTGTCTGTTATTGTGCTGTGGGTTTGCTATGTTTGGTTGGATTTTAGGCTGGATTAGTAATTCAGACAATGGTAGCGGGGGTTTTATGTAGTTAATGATAAATGTTTTGGAGGATTAAAATGGATAACTTCACAGCAGTATCTATAGCAGAAGGTTTTTGCGGTGGTGAGAATGCCACTGAAGAAGAGCAGATTGATGCTTGGCAGCACCTAATCGACACTGGCATGTGCTGGACACTACAGGGTTGGTTTGGCCGGACGGCTGCGGCACTAATTGAACAGGGGGTTTGTCATGCAAAGAGTGAGGGGGTGCCAGGATGAAGTGTAAAATATGTGGTAAACCCATTAAAGAGGATACGTGGCGAAATAACAAATACTGTCAGGGACATGGCATATTTGAAGAAACTAAGATTACCACTGAAGGAGTAAAATGCCACCGCCAAAAGTGAAAAAGAAAACTGTCATTTCACTGCCCAACAACGCAAGGCTCAAAACAGCGTTTGAGGGAAAGCAGATTACATTGCGGGTGGACATGACATTTATTAGTGATCCGAAATTTATGGTTGTGGAGGTATTAAAATGATTAGAATAAAACCGATAGAACGCAAACGCATTATGCACCTGCAATTTGCTCGAATTTGGAATGATTGGACTTGTAGGCATGGAGCTTGGAATCGAGACAAGCTGTTGGACGAACTGGAAAAAAAGTTAAAAAAGGAAAGGCGAGAAAGATGAAAAAGGTGAAAATAGGTTATGTGATTAGGCTATATGGTGTGCCTAATGCTTATGCTGGCGGTAAAACACTTAGTGATGCACCGGTGTTCCTAACCCGCGAAACAGCAAGGCAAGACAAAAGAAAATATCGGCATATTACGGCGGCGACAAAACAAGAAATTTATCAAGTTGAACTGAACAGCAAAAACAGACCAAAACGGATTATCAAGAAAGTGAGGTAAATAATGTTAAAAATGTATTCAAATACAGAGCGTTTGGCATGGACTTCAGAAAGCAGCACCGGAATGTTCAACGCCTGGAAACATCGCCACCGCAGGCCGCGTGAGGGTGACGATCCTATCATGTATAATTATTATGGCAGAACTGTGGGGTTTGCTACAAGATCGCAGGCCGCAGATTTGCTTGAAAACTAATATTAACCAGTTAGCAGAGTAGAGGAACTTAAATATGAATAAGAGAATAGTAACAATCACAGAAACAATCAATGGGTGGCATGTAAGTTTTTATCAAACTGAAGGAATTCCAGAACAGGAATTCATATATCAAATGCTTACAGAAGTTGAATTAGTCATGCACAAATTTTTAACTGCATCTTCGGGTTAAACTTTGAAATGGAGAATTGAAATGAAAAGACGCTTAATAGACAGCATCGTTTTTGTGGTTTGTATTGTGCCAATGCTTTGTGGTTTTGTATTCGCATACATTCAAGCTGGATGGCATACGGGGCAAGATTACGCAAAAACATGTGCAGCGTGGAGTTTAAAATGACCAGGACACAAGCAATCGCTGATGCTCAAAAGAAAGCCAACCTCGGCAACCGCATCAAGCAGCCGCAGGTTGTGTTCAGGTATATTGATGAATGGAGCAATGGGAATGCAGTGAAGTTTGATTACACCCACCAGAGCTTGTGGGACAGACGAAGGCACAAACAACCAATCGCTACAATCGTCACAACCGTTAAACCCGTTACCACCAGTACAGACTGAACCAAAAATTTTCAGTTTGTGGAAAAAATATTTTAGTCACCCCCGTTTTTGGGGTAGTTATGACAGACTTTCATTGTATTATGGGAGGACATTTTAATGTCGGCAATACTGCCATTAATAAAACCATACGAAGCTACAGTCCAGACAGCAGCCGAAATGCTTGACACAACCTACATGGAGGCAGACGAGGAACTATACGAGCGGCTGTGCGACCTGGGCTTGTCTAAAATAGATGTTGTGATTTATGTGAATTGGGCAAGTCATAACGCACTTACTTACGACGAACTCACACAGCACCTGGATATTTCAAGAGACGAAATCAAATGGAGAATGCAAAAACTGAGGCGGGTTTTTCCGCATCTTTTTTGTTCGGGGTCAGACCTGCCAGCATAATTAGTCAGGATTTGACCCGAATCAATGAAGCGTGGATAAAACAAGAGGTTAAGAAATTGACAGGAGATAAAGATGAATCCAGAAACTAAACCAACCAACCCAAAAGACGCACTTGGTATTAAAAAGGCACCACTGTCCACGCTTCCTACTGGGCCGATGTATGAAGTAGCGTTGGCTATGTTAGAAGGAGCAAGGAAGTATGGTCGCCACAACTATAGAGTGATGGGTGTCAAAGCTTCAGTTTATTATGATGCCGCAATGGGGCACTTAACAGCGTGGTGGGAAGGTGAAGATGTTGATCCTGTTAGCGGGCTTCACCACCTTGCAAAAGCTATGGCATGTATAGCTGTTGTGCGTGATTCAATGATGATGGAAAACTGGATTGATGATAGGCCACCACGCTATCCACATGCTAATAAACTAATGAGGAATAATCCAGCAGTGGCAACCGTGATTGAAAAGTATCCAGACTGTGTACCACCCTTCACTGAAGTTGACCATGAAATAGGAGGAAAGTAATGTTTAGAATATTATTTTTCTGCATGATGGTAGGTTCATTTTTTGGCCTCGGTGCGTGTGACCTTTTTGCCCGACATTGGCGAAGCGGTGTTGCGTCCATTTTGCTGGGAATAGTACAGATGCTTGTGTTTTGGAGGAAAATGTAATGAAAGTGTTTCTTGATGTTGACGGTGTGTTGGCTGATTTTCGACAGGGAGTGTGCAACGCGTTAGATCGGCCAACTGCTGAAACAACAAAAAAATGGTTATTCTGGGAAGACTGGCATGGGGTGACATTTGAAATGGTTAATAATATTTGCACCCATGATTTCTGGGCCAATCTTCCTCGTACTAAAGATGGGTTTGATATTTTTAATGCAGTGCTCTGCAAGTTTGGAAAAAAACAGATTTATTTTCTCACAACACCCATGCCCAGTGTGGAATCATACAGTGGCAAATTAGAGTGGTTGAGCAAATACTATCCCGGTTTTGAAAAGCGAACCATCATAACCCCGGCATCAAAGTCATTGTTTGCTACGCCTGATAGGTTGCTAATTGATGACAACGGGGATAACACAGCAGATTTTTATGCTGCTGGAGGAAAAATTATATTAGTCCCGCGAATGTGGAACTCACTACACACAGAGAGTGACAACACATTGAATTACGTGTTAGAAGAACTGGAGGAAATATAATGGCGAGAGTTTTAGCAATAGGCGATCTTCATCTTCGTTGGGAGCGACTTGGATACTTTCAATTTTGTTGCGATCTTTATGAAGAATATGATTGTGATAAAGTAGTGCTCATTGGTGATGTTGTGGAATCACACAATGTCTCATTCCACATGAAACACCCAGATATGCCTGGATCAAAATTAGAATACGAGTTGACGAAAGAAGCTGTAGCCAGGTGGTATAAGCGTTTTCCAGACGCAGTAGTAACAATAGGAAACCACGATGAACGATTGATTCGTTTAGCCAGCACTGTGGGCATTTCAGAAAGTAGATTGCCGAGTTTTGAAAAAGACTGGGGCACGCCTGGGTGGGACTGGAAGTGGGACCACGTAATTGACAACGTGTATTATTATCACGGTACTGGACAAGGCGGTGTATATCCAGCATGCAACGCGGTTCGCAAAATGCTCATGTCTTGTGTGCTCGGACATAATCACTCTGCATCAGGCATTAAGTGGTACGCGAACCCCAAACAGCGGATTTTTGCTTGCGACACAGGGTGCGGTATTGATGATAAAGCTATGGCATTTGCTTATAGTAAACACAACAAACAGCGAAGCATTATTAGTGCCGCTGTTATCATTGACGGCGTACCATACATTGAACCCATGCCATGTGGACGCGGGGAGAAATATCATGATAGTAATTTTTAGGAGGTAACATGGAATATCATATAACTGTTGCTGTCCCCAAAACAAGAAAAAGAATAGCATCATTTGTGCAAGAAACAGATAGAGATATATGCTTTGATGCTCTTGTAGGATACTGGGGCGAAGAAAACGAGTTTGAAAAGGAGGATGACTGATGGCTGGACCGCCAAAAGTAAATAAATCAGAAGACTTTGAACTTGATGTCCCAGACATAACACGGGGCGACTTAGTAAAATGCTACAAACAAGAAATCAGGGAAGCAATCCTGGCACTGCGGCAGTTGGTTTTGGTCAATGGCACTCTGTCCAGAGACTTAATGTTGCTACATGGTCAGATTGAAAAACATACTGAAGTAAGTGCGGCATTTGAATGGGGGGCACACAAACGCCTTTCAGCGACCCCCAGATGCCGCTCTACTAAGAAGCATGATTGTATTATGTTCACTGCGGTAGTGTTGGTGTACTATCTTCACCAGTTTGAAGCAGGTCAGGTTGAAGAAAAGGAAATTACATCACAACTTGCAGGGCTTCGGGCGTTGGGTGCGAACGGATTGAAGAATTTTAAGGTTAAGGGTGATGACCGGAATGGATACTATTTGGGATTGCAGAAAGGTTATGGGTTGACTTGATGAAAAACGCCGCCCAAATTCGCCAACTTCTCCAATCAGCGATTCAAAAATTACAGGAAGATCATTGCTGTTTTGACACTATTGATTCTATGGAGGAAGCCCTCGCCCTCCTTCCCTGCGAGACCTGCAAGGGCACCAACCAAATAGAATCCCAATATTTTCAGGAATTATCCCCAGGAGATTTGCCCTGCAGCAAACCCTGCCCTGATTGTAACGGAGAACAATAAAATGAAACCATTCCAAGAAATCCTAATTCAAGCCGGTTACCCTGCCGCAACATTAGTGCTTGATTTTGAGAGCTTTTTTGCTGTCGGCTACCGTATGGGAAAATTCAAAGATTCAATTTCACTTATTGAGTACGTGTGTGATGACAGGTTTGAATTTACTGGAATGGGTGACGCATTCATTAGTGACACTGGTACTGTTGGCCCAACTAATTTTTTTAAGCCTGATGAATTGCAGCGATACTTTGATGCTGCACGGATAGCTTATGGACTTGAGTTTGAGAAGGTCACGTTGGCTGGTCAGAACCTGAAGTTTGATTGTCTGATTCTTCAGAAAAGGTTTGGCATTGTGCCCAAGTACACAGTTGATTTGCTGGACCTGGGCAATATGCACGATCCTAAAGCCCCGCATAGTTTGGATAAGATGGGCAACGAGTGGGGGGCACCTGTGTCAAAGGGTGACACCAACCAGTTCAAAGGTGTTCACGCTAAGGACATAGATTATAAAAAGATGTCAGAATATTGCGGTGGCGACATTGATATAACTAAGTTTCTAATACAGGTTATGCTCCCAGCAATTATGGCCCGGCCTGAAATTGAGATACCACTTGCCACACACACGCTCCACATGTTCTTGAATGAATCATTTGAGATTGATATTCCGCGTGCCGGTATAGTGCAACAAAGAATGCTGTTGGAGTTAGCTGCTGCAATTACGCGTGCAGGTAAAGTAGTTGGTGAGGATTTTGGACACGATGATATATCAAAGCCCACCATATTCGTGCCCATGTTTAAGGCGATTCTTGAGAAGCACGGTGAGAAATTGCCGATGAAGAAAAATGACAAGAACAAATTAATTCCGGCACTTGCAAAAACCGATCAAGCGATGGAAGAATTGCTGCACAATCCCATTGAAGAAATTCGTGTATTAGCTGAAGCCAAAGTAGCTGTGGGTGGTTGGCCTGGACACATCAAAAAGGTGAAAAACACTGTGCTTCAGGCCAAAGCCAGAGGCGGCATGATGAGCGGTCAACTGGGCTACTGTCGCGGCAAAACGTGGCGGTGGGGTGGTGTTGGCGGGATTAATCAGCATAACATGGGTGGTCGCGGTCGTGCTGGCAGGGGCACACACCCTTTGATTTCTGAAGTGCGGCAGATATATAAAGCTCCCATAGGGTGTATTTTGGGCATCCCTGACTTTGCAGCTATCGAGGCTCGCAACTTAGCTTGGCAGGCCGGACAAGACGACCTTACTGCGATGTTTGCTACAGGTGCTGACATCTATTCCGCATTTGCAACAGAGCTATTTAAGGCTCATGTCAGAAAACCAAGAGATACAGACCCCAAACCACTACGCGACTTGTATCAACTCAGACGCGGTTTTGGCAAAGATGCTATACTTGGTTGTGGATATGGCATGGGTTCACTTAAATTTTATGCAAACTGTTACATCAACCCGTCACTCAGGCCGTTCTTTGACTCAGGAAAATATAATTGGGAATTTATTGATAAACTAATTAAACTTTACCGTACAAAATACTCAAAAATACCAGAGTTCTGGCGTGACGTTGAAAAAGCATGGCGATTTGTCACTAAGTTCAAAAGTGAAGAACGCATTGTGAACGACAACCTTAGATTCTATCACAAAGATCACGCTACATTTATTGAACTGCCATCTGGCAGATACATCAGGTATCCAGGTGCTAAGGTAACAGGCAAGGGTGACTTGTCCTATAAATATGCCAAAGGGATTTGGGGTGGGTATTTAGTAGAGAACATTATCCAGTCTGAATCGCGTGACATCCTGGCTGAGTCTATATTGCGGTTGGACCAGGCTGGTTTCTGGGTTGCACTCCATGTGCACGATGAGAATGTATTGGTTTTGCCCAAAGAAACAGCCGAAGAAGATTTGGCTGAAGCGATTAAGATTATGGAAATTATACCGGACTGGGCATCTGGTCTGCCTATAACAGTGGAGGGACAGTTAAGTGAAAGGTATTGTAAATGAAAAGAAAAATGATTGAGTGCGATAACTGTAAGTATAAAATGACTGAAAAAGAATATGAAGCTTTTCCTGAATGTCCTATGTGTGGTGGGCACTATGTTACAGTGGTGAAAACATGAAAAATCCAGACCTACAAAAAGAACTATTTCGATGCAGAAAAATCCAGGCGTTTCGTAGGTTTTTAGATGGGGCGTTAACACATTTTTATGCGAGGTATAATGAAAAGACCAAAATCAAAAAGATACAAGAAACACAAGGACATGATCAAGGCTGCGATTAGCAACATACCTGAACGGCTACATGCTAAACTTACAGCAGCGTTCAACAAGCAAGAAGAAGAACGGCGTAAGGATGAAGAATTTATTCAGGAAAATAGGTTGGAAATTGAAATGAATAGGAGGGCAAATAGTGATAGTATTCAAATGTGATTGGTGTGGAACTTATCAACAAGGTACAGCCAACATCATAGAAAGTACCGCTGTGGGTTACAAATGTGTTGAAGAAATATGTGATGCGTGCCAAATGAAGTTCGAGGTTGTGCGGAAGAAAATTATGGAGGACGAAGAATGAGAGACATAGTTTTATCAGCAACTTCAATCAAAATGTACCAGAATTGCAACTGGTCATTTTTCTTGAAGTACGTGCTTGGCTGGCGGCCAGAGAAAAAGAAGGATGTGTTTAGAATAGGAGGTCACTGGGCCAAGTGCCAGGAAATTTCATCATTGAAGCCTGGAGAGTTGTGCTCCGAATGCACCAAAAACAGATTTGTTGATGCTGACTGCTATCTCTGTGAAGGCAGCGGGACAATGGGCACTGAAAACCAAGCAGCAATAGGACGCTACCTTGAAATGAGTTATGCAGATATGCCAACACACTTTAATGAGGAACAGTGGGTGACAGAAAAACTCACACTGCTATTTTCATTTTGTGGCTATAAGTGGAAGTACCCGCAAGATGAATATGAAGTGGTCGCGGGTGAGGTTCCATTTAGCTTGCCGATTATTGACCCGGTCACTGGGAAGAAACTTCCAAAGTGCAGATTGGATGGCGTGATTGACCAGATATGGAGGCACAAAGAGACAGGCCGCATAGTTATTGGTGAACAGAAGTCAACCAGCAGTGGTTTAGAAGATGGAGAATACTGGGACACATTAAAAGTTAGCGGCCAAGTTCAGACTTATTCCTACGCACTGTGGATGCTATGGATTGGCGGGGCACTCAAGCAGTATGGACTGACGCCCAGCGATGCAGTGATTGTGCAGCCGGTGTATGATGTGTGGCACAAGCCACAGACTAAACCTAAGAAGTTGACGATGGCTGATAGTAAAAAGTTCAAGGTTACTGGTGAGTATTATGGTGAGAAGTTTGAGATTAAAACTGAATCTGATGGTGATGTTGGCGTAATAGCTGTTAATGGGAGACAAGCAGATATTGAATCAGGAGCAAAAGAAGGAACCTTCACCATCCGCGAAACCCCAGAAATGTACGCCGAACGCTTGCTTGCTGACATCACAGCACGTCCTGACTTCTACTTCGCTCGCAAAGAAATACCTGTGGGCGAAACTGAACTGCAAGATTTTGCAGCAAACTGTGTCAAGCTGGTCAAGACCATCAGACATATTGAAAAAGAAAATTTGTGGATTAGAGATTCTAAAGGGTGTAAGAACCCTGGCAAATGTGATTTTTATGACGCGTGTCATGATAATAAGGACTTCCCTTGTGACGTTGAAACGGCACCGGAAGGTTATAGAACTACGCTGGATGCTGAGAGTCTGGCAAAAAGAAAATTGGAGGATAATTAATGTTTACAGTAGGATCAAATTACGAAAATAGTCATTTCTTTATTCGTGATCGTTTTGTGAGTGGTGCGGATATTGGGTATATGTATCTGCATTGTGACGGCAGGGTCATTAATGTGTGTGAATACTTTGAATCAAAAGAAGCCGCCCAAAAAGTTCTGGATAAGTTCTATCCCAAGCCAAAGCATGTGTGGAAGCATGGGGATGTATTTGCATCTAAGGGTGCGGATCACGGACAAACTATGATGTACCTTCACCCAGAAAAAAGCTATGGCAAAAGAACACCATTCGTGGTTTATGTAAGTTGTGACACGTGCCCATATAGTGAAATTGAGCATTACCTTAAGGGTGCCACCTTCCTTTTCAACATTAAGGAGAAAATTTAATGAGAGCACCACAAGTCAAAAACAAACCACAGAGACCAGCACCACCCAAGCCACAAAAACCTGTGGTGAAGGTCGCTGGCAAAGAGGCATTGACTATAAAGCGGGTGCCAAAGGACTTTAAGATTGTGGATTGGGATCGTGCTGGAAGAAAAATAATGATATATGGTGATTCTGACATGGGCAAAACTACACTTGCTATGTTACTGAATAATCCAGCATTTATTGGCACAGATGACGGCGGCGGCATCATGCGGCATCCGGTTACTGGTGAAAAGTTGAAAGTAGTACAGGGTATTGAAGACTACCGCGACATTCGTGACGCCCTTAATTCAGACATATTTAATTCACATGAGGATATAGTGGTTGACACTATTACTGAGGTTCAACGCTGGATGCCACAATACATGTTTGAAACCATTAAAAAACAAGGCGGTGACACTGCTGTTAATCTTGAGGATTATGGTTTCCACAAAGGCTATCGTCATTGGTTTGAAACAATGGAATTACTGCTGTGTGATCTTAACAGGTGGGTACGCAAGGGTAAAAATATTATTTTGTTAGCTCAGTCTACCGGAACCAAAATAACTAATGAATATGGTGAAGATTATAAGAGAGTTACACCTGACCTTTATCACGACGACAAACACTCAATTCTCAATTTAGTGGTTCAATGGTGTGATCACGTCTTTAGAGTTGGTTACACAAATATTGAGGTTGATAAAAAGAAAAAGGTTTCAGGTGGGACACAACGTGCTGTATATATTCATGGTGATGCTAAATTCATAGCTAAATCCCGCACCATTTCAAAGGAAGACTATCCTTGTGTTGAGTTTAAGGATAAAACGGACGATTCAATCTGGCGTCTGCTTTTTGATGGGGGTGAATGATGTACACGATTAGAATAAATCAAAATTATAGTACGTTGTTTTTCTTAGACTTACACTGTCCAACTGGTCTATATATTGGTGGCATTGGCAGTAATTACAAAACATTAAGCAACGCGAAACGCTGGGCAAAATATTGGGCAGAAAAGCTTTCATTTGAAAGTTTTGAGTTTAAGGATAAAATCAATGGCAATTAAATCAAAACTAAGTGACAAAACCAGAAATGAATTGTGCCCATGTGAATCAGGCTTGAAACAAAAGTACTGCCACGGTGACCCCAAAAAGCTACAGGTCTGCAATCAGATAGCACAGCTTTACATGATGAAACTTGTTAAAGAAGAACGCAAAAAACGTGGGCTTGAGCCTTATGACTTCATGTGTCCAGACTGCAAGCAGGGCACTGACACACCAAATAAAGGCAAGATTAGTAATTTGCCTTTGTGTCCAAATTGTGAATATGTATTACAAAAGGTTGAAAAACCTAAACCAGAAACTAAACAAGAAAAGAAATCAAATATAATTTTGGAGGCTTAATTTTATGGGCAAGAAAATAAACAGAGAAGGCGATTTTGTAGGTTATGCAATGCAGTCTGGCATGGGCAAGACTAAAGCCAACAGCTACCCGCAGTTTGTGGCTCAACTTCAAGCTGTTCAGGAACTTGATCCTGATAGTCAAGAATTCATAGATATTACTGACGTTGAAGAAGTTGAGATTACAGGTTATTTTGTTTTGTTCGGTAAGGATAATGCAATACTGCCCAGTGCTAAGCAAGTAAAAGAAGCGTACCCAACAATAACCCCAATGTCAACACGCAAACTTAATGACACAGACCTCAGTGAAATCCCAATTAAGTTTCGTGTTGAGGAACGTGAGTACAAAGGTAAGAAGAAATTTGAAGTTACAGAAATTACCAATGTGGACGGCACGCTTTACGGCGGTGGAGTCACTAAGGCAGATGATGCTACAGTGGATGCTCTCGATGCCAAGTACGCTGCTGCTTTCCGCGAGTTGAATGGCGGCGACAAACCTGCGGCTGTTCCGGCTGCTAAGAAAGTGGCAGAGAAGAAGAAGGCTGCTGGAAAGCCTGTGGTGCCCAGAACGAAAACTCAAGTATCAGAAGCTGGAGAACCTGTTAATGTTGAAGCAGACGAAGATACTGGACCTTCAGATAGTGTAGTTGAGGAACCAACCAACAAAGAGCTAATGAAGGACATGGCTGCGGCTTCAGTAGAAGACCAAAAAAGTCGTGCGGCAGAAGCAGAGTACAACGCTATGTCACCTGCGGAAAAGAAAGCATTCAACAAAAAGAAAAAGGCCGAAGCACTCAAGGCAAAAGCTGCGGCAAAAGCTGGGATTACAAAACCAAAGATTCCGACTGTAACAAAACCAGTAGCCCCCCTTGAGGAACCAGTAGCTTCTGCTATGCAAGAAACAATCGATGATCTTGACCTACCCGCTTCCTGCACGCAAGAAGAAGCATGGGAAGCCTGCGAAACCAACGCTCACGCGTCTAAGGCTGAGACATTAGCTGAGACATGGACAGAAGTGATACAAGAGTTTTTCGGTGACACTGATGCTGTTGAAGCCAACAAAATTTGGTCTGAGGTTAGAACAAAGGTGTTAGAGCGAGTGATAGACGAGAGTTAATCCCGTGTGTATTAGTGTGGGCAGCGGCACAGTCCGATCAAAAGCACGGTGAGTCACACCTGCCTGTCCACACTATTTTAAGGAGCCACTATGAAAAAACCAACAAGGCCAGAACCCTTGAAGCCAGATGAATTGGAGAGGCTGTACATACTCTATCAGTCTAACGTCTGGCCTTCAATGGTTGAAGCACTGTCTGAAGAACTTGGAGTGACAGCCGCTTCAATTAACAGACTCGGTGTGGGCTACTGCTTTGAAGAACAGTGTTGGATATTTGCTGAACGGGATGATCGTGGACAGATTATAGGATTGAGCAAGCGTTACCATGATGGATCGAAATTTATGATTGAAGGTTCAAAACGAGGATTGATTTATGAGTGTGTTAACACGGTTGAGAAGGGGCGAGTTTACACAAATTCAGGATTCGTATCTGTCAAGTCAGCAGGTGTGGATTGCCCGGTATGTGGAAAAGAAGACTGGTGTATGGTTTCTCGGAGTGATCCCAACAATCCGTCATCGGCAATATGCCCAAGAATTGAGCAAGGCTCTGTCAAATATATTAAAGACTCAGGTTACTTGCATAGACTGCATAGCGGGGAACAAAGTGTCTCTAATACATCGGTCATACCAGTTTCAGATAAGCCGTATGTCGTGGTGGAAGGTGCATCTGACGTTCTCGCTGCAATGGACTTGGGGTATGTTGGTATCGGCAGGCCGTCGGCTGAAAGCGGTTCTCTATTAGTAGCATCTTTATTGAAGGGCAAAACTGCTATCATCATGGGTGACAACGACGCCGGTGCTGGAATCAGGGGAATGAATAGGTGCTTCACCCAATGCAAAGCAAGACTTAAAGGGGTAACCAAATGTCTACCTCCTGCGGCCCACAAAGATTTGCGAAAATGGAAACCAACTCCAGAAGAATTTGCATCATGGACAGAACAGAAAGGCGAACAGAGTGACGCCAGTAAACTGATTCATGGAGTGCTTGATTTTGTTAATCTTGCTGAAACATTTATCAATAACAACGGCTACACTGTTGGCGGCAAACATCGACTTGTCTACCACCATGACGAGTGGTGGCAGTATAACAAAGGAAAATACGAAGCAGTTAACCCACTGACATTAGATGCAAAAGTATCTGAAACCTTTCATGGTTTTGAATATTTTGATGACGCGACAGAAAAAGTTAAGCCGGTTACAATAAACAGTTATTTCATAAGAGAAGTAATAGCGGCGACACGGAATGTTGTTTTAACCAAAGTTCCAAACAGCGTGCTTGAGCCGTGCCTTATAAGTTCAGGCAAGACCTTTGACAGCAGTCATGTGATCTTGTTTAGAAACGGCATGTTGAATGTGTTGACTGGTGAGTTGGTGCCGCACAGCAATAACCTATTCACCACTGCTACGCTGTCATACGGCTACACGCCACACGCTCAGTGTGATTTGTGGCTGTCCACTATACACCAATGGCTTGAAGAAGATGATGAACGCATCGCACTGCTTCAAGAATGGTTCGGCTACAACATGATAACGTCAAACTATTTAGAACAACTTATGTTCATCTATGGTGAGTCTGGATCAGGAAAATCCACGGCAACAAGAGTGTTGAAACATTTGTTGGACGGGAACTCAACACCGGCTACTGTAGATCAGCTAACCAAAGATCAGTTTGGTCTTGCACCGCTGATTGGCAAGTATGCAATGTTTATCTCTGAGGAAGACACTGTTTCCAACACACAGGCACGGAAGCTGCTGACCATTATGAAAAAGATAACTGGCAACGATGCTGTTCCCATCAGGCGAATGCACAAGACTGCTGTAGAGGGCGAACCATTTTGTAAGATAACCTATAGCAGTAATTCGTTGCCTGTGTTCCATGATGAAACGCAATCTCTTTTCAGAAGATACAACTTATTAAACTTCAATATGGTATTCAGCCGCGATCCCAACGTCACTTTGTATCTGGAATTACAGAAAGAGCGGCAAGGAATTGCAGCTTGGGCTGTTGAAGGGTTGAAGCGGTTGCTAAACAACGGCGGTAAGTTTACACAACCTTCAATATCGTGTGTAGAAGTTGACCACTTAAAAGAAGAATCCAGCCCAATACGATATATGCTCAACCACTATGTTGGTTGGGAAGCAGACTTGTGGGTTTCAAAGCAAGAGTTATACGCTTTGTATGAAGCAATCTGTGAAGAAGAACATGTAAAAAATCCGGTTGGCTACAGAAAGTTCAGACGTAGGTGCTGCGAGGCAGCGTCAGGGTTTTCTAAACTCAAAGAAACCAGACACAACAATGAGCGTGGCTGGTGGGGGTTGGGTGTGACGGAATCAGCAAGGAAAAGATATTTGGGAGGTTAAATGAAAGCATTTGAGAAGTGGGAAAATTTATCGGTTCCAAATTGTAATAGTAGTGACAGAGTTTGTCCTATCCATAATAGTTGTGAAAGATGTGAAAGAGCAACTGGTTGGCGTGCTGCCTATAAAGAAATCTTATCTTGGTATAGAGAAATGGAAGACGATGATTGGGACTATATAGCTTGTGTAGTACGGGAGAGACTAAAAGCAGAACTGGAGGACAAATAGTGTGATTAAAGAAGAACAAATAGTCAAGTTAGTGACAGTCACCATCACTGATATATTTGTAGAAAATGAATTAATAGCACGCAAGCTCCAGGCAGTTGAATTGTTTGATGATGTGGGCATAGTTGCAGTAAAATTCTTGGTTGAAAATTCAACACTGCCAAAAATGCGTAACCCCAGTTATATACTGGGTTTACGAGTTGCCGATCTACAAGAATGGATTGGGGATGGAACAGATGTGGATGGATTTGTTGAAAAACTGGAGTTCAAATTAGCTGAAGCATTGCAGGTTAAAACAGAAAGGAAAAAATGAAAACTAAAACACATGGTTGGGTGTTTGAAGACACAGAGAATGGTGGTTTTGTAACTGAAGAATTTGACAGCCTGGCTGATATTTCACAGGCTGAGGTATTCAGTACACGAAAAACAGCCAGGACACATTCTGGTAAACTTGATACCGATATTGTTCGCAAAGTAAAAATAGACAAAAACGGCAAAGCAGTTAAAATTATTCCTGGGAGATAGAATATGGACTACAAAAATGTAGCACTAATAATATTGTGTTTGGTTTGTCTTGCTGGCGTTTCATGTGGAGGGTTCATTGACCGCTTCACTCCATGTGAGGTAACAGAACAGTCAATGGCTTACGCAGACCGTGAGTTCCCACCGCTGGGCATTATGACGTTGTATGAAGCCAAGCAGATACGAGAACGCATTACGATCAAGTACCGTGTGGAACAGCTTAGTTTGAAACGATTGGCCCAGGACAGCAAGTTTGAACACGGTGATGCTATAAGGTTCATTGATACTAACATCACAGATTCAATGAACTTTCAGGATATTGTAGTTGGTAGTGTTGACAACCCGATGAGCATAATGGGGTTGCTTGGCGTGGGTGGTATTAGTTTGATGGTGGGCCGGATGCAGAAACGTAAGAATGATCTAACACCCGCAGAGCATCAAGAAATTGTGGTTGCTGCTAAGACAGCAGTGAGAAATGAATGTATGAGTAAGGTGTGATATGATCCACTGTAGAGACCATCTAATTAACTGGCTAATCAACAACAGCACCCAAGATGTTCTCTTGCAAAACGCCTTCAGACACCCTGGGAGTCGGGTTGAATTACTTGGATTGTTCAACCCGCTTCCAGGCAGTGTCAGACCTGGGTGGCTTGTGAAGATAATAACATACCGCAAGAGAGAGGATTTGATTGCTGTGGTTCAGGATCATTTGGACCGGCCCTGTCGTTGGTATGTTACAGATCGTGTATCCTGGGACACATGGCAGGGACCAGATGATGATGTGCTTATAGGCGGGGATGAGAATGGGAAGGAAAAAGAAACTACGGGAAGGTTTGATCGAATCAAAAGATGTGCCCCTGTATGTATTAAACCGAACAGGATTACGGGTGAGCGTGCGGCAGGTCCACCAGTGGTTAAAAAGAAAACTCATCCTCCGAGTGTATCCGCTGGGTGAAAGTTTTTCAAAGAGCAGGAAGTTTACTACAATCAAACAGATAGATAAGTTTTTAGAAAGGATGAGCGATGGGACAAAGTTCAAAAATTCCCTTGATAATTATAAAAAACAGCTTTTCGATCAAGCTTACAGGCAAGACGGCTGAAGCGTTGTTGCAACAGCCGCGTCCTATTTTGTGGAATAATGATGGATTGTATTGTTGGATTTCTCAACGAAGAATAGAAAACATAGTGAGCAATATCAAAGACCGGCAAAAACATGCGGAATCCAATGACATGCCTTTTAGTCCTAAGTTTGATCTCGCGTGGCACAACCCAGCATTAACGTGTAGTTGGATTACTGAAATGGCCCAAGCTATTGAAGAAATGTCACAGCAAGGCAACAAGAAGTGAGACAACAGCAACCCCAGCAACTCCAACCAAAGCTATAACCACCTGCCAACAGTGTTGTAAATGATTGTTAAGTAATTTCTTAATACACCTGGTTTCGCCAATATTGAAAAGAATTAATTCTCTGTCTGTCATTTCTTTAACTGGTTTATGAAAACAATCCATCAGAAGCCGCTTCCTTTCTTGTTAGCTGTTTCCTGTTCAACCTTAACCCAAATTTGTTTCCATTCATCGTTGTCAGTATAGAAAACATAATCTTTAAGCGTCCAATCATCACCAACTTTTGCTATCTCGCGTGCCGCATTGCTAAACGGCAGCATACGCTTGGCAGTCTTGCCCATGTCTTTCCACGCTTGTCTACGCTGCTCAGGTTTGTTGAAGCCGAGCACCAAACGTGCCATATTAACCGCCAGGCTAAGAAGTGGAGGCAGTCCACTGGTAGGGTCGGGCATCCAAAGAGCACCGAGCATAGCCACGCCAAACACTGATTCAGCAATTCTTGCTATTCCATAAATCCCACCTAATCCTTTGATTGTGCGAAGTCTGGCATAAGGAGTTAGCAACCGCCCACCTGTGCCATCGCTACGCACTCTGGTTCTGCCGGTCATCAACCTGTTGTACCCTTCTGCAAGGAAAGAAGTAAAGTAGTTCATCCACCAAGATTGATAAGCAGCAGCCGCACGCACGGTCTGGCCTCTAAAAATGGTAGGCATAGCGTGCGACATATACTCCCACTGCGTCATTGCAACACCGTCACGAACATCATGTAGCATATCTTCTTTTTGCGTCTGAAGTTGTTCAATAGGTATGCCGGTGCGTTTGCTTTCTTTAACAATAAACTTATAGTGTTTTGAACTCTGGGTGTGTGATTCTTGGAATCTGTGCTTCCAGTCATAGTAGCTTGATAATGCTGTCACATCAACATTGCTGACATATCGGTTACCGACATGTGATAATTTGAAGCCTATCATGCCGTATTTTGTCAGGTTCGACAGTAGCGTATTGTCGTCCAGTGTATCTTCTGGCTTGGTTAATTTATACCAGTCTTGTTCTCTGATATAGTTCAGTATTTTTATTGGTTTGCCAGTTGTCGGGTGCTCAATCACATCTTGTTTGCCAAATTGAGCACGCCCTAAATCCCTGCCCCTGTGGAACGACAGGTTAAGCAAACGCTGACCAAAGTTTCTGGTGATGGGACGCAGTCTTCCAGGCAAAAAAGCAGCATGAAACAGTTTACGCATCCCGCCGAAGTAAAAGGCTGCTGGGTTAGAAATCTCTCTATTGAGTGGTCGCAGAACTTTGTTAATCAGTTGCGTAGGGGTTTTAACGACCCTTGCATCGTTGAATACTTTGTCAATAGTGGTCTGCTTTTTAAGAACATCATAATTAAGATAGTCAGTAATATAATTAAATGTCCTATCACTGATTATCTTTCCACCCTTGTCTGTCTTATGGTCACGAATCTTACGTAACTCATCCCACACTTCAGCCAGCGGTTGAGCCAGCATTATATCGTGAAGATCGTATCTGATTAGGCCACGCATCAGTGTTCCAAGATCACGTTCCATGTGCTCTTGAATCTGTTGTTTAAGTTTTCTGTGGTACGCTGTTGGGTTGTCGATTTTCTTAGGAACCTTATTCATAAGCTGGCCCAAAAATCCAGAGTTATAAATATAAGTTCCGTTCATAATCTCGTCAGCAAGTGCGTTGGTCCAGTGTGGAATGTAAGCTCTGAGATTGTTAATTGGGTTTTGCCCAGCTTTCTTACGGGCTACATTGGCTCGTTCCAACAACCACTTTGTCATGTCACGCATAACATTGAATGCTTCTACATCTGTAGCAGACAATTTATCAGTCACTTCATCAGGAAGTCTTTCATAGGTGTCAAGTAAATCCACCATACGCTCAACGGGTTTAGTCTGCCGCTTCATAACGCGTTTGGCAATCTTATCCCCAAGTATTGCCTGTTTATTTAATGCACGAATAGTTTTATTGACTACTTTATTCAAACTGCCTTTAAGGTGTTGCATCCTTTCAAAACCACTAAACAATTCTGTAAAGCCTTTAATCTTAAATGCACCAATGCGGTCCATTACCTTACGTTTGTTGGTGAACAATGCAAGCAATCCCGGTTCATTAAACTCTGGTTCTTCCAGTTTGTCGTCTTGTGTGATTTCACTGGGAGTTTCTTCATTTGCATCAATAGCCGCGTCTACTTTTAACAACTGCTTCTGTGCTTCTTTAGATTCAGTGATGTCCACTGTAGCAGCACGACCTTCCTGTTGGCCACGAACCACAGTCTGTGCGTCTTCCCAGGTCATCCCTTCATCTACTAAAGTCTGCATTGCTTGTCCAAGACCGGCATGCTTCCCTTTTACTAATTCTGGTTCGCCAACGCCAACTTCAGCTTCGGTTTCTACGGGCCGGAAGTCTGCTGTTTCGCTCTTGGGTGCGTCCTGTATTCCGCTGCCGCTGGCTTTAGCGTCTAAAACAACGTCTTCACCAGTTACAGAATCAACATACCGATCACCTTCTCGAACAACTTCTTCTTCTGTTATGCCAGTTCTGCTGTCAGAAACTGTTTTGTAAACATTGATACCTTCCTTGCCAAGCAGTGGAGGTTGTTCTGCTGCAACATCAGTCTCTGGACTAACTCCAGTAATCAATCTACCAGCACCACCAAGCACCGGACCAGCCACAGCACCGCCCAAAGCAGCCTCACCAAGACGCTCACCGATGGCTAAATAGTCAGGTGAACCGTCAGCCTTACGCGGGTATTCACCCCTAAAGACGGCAGGAACAGTAAGCGACACACCTTCTTGTGAAAATTCTTCAAGTGCTTCCTCAATAGATAAGCGTGCTACTTCACCACCCCAGCCTTTAAGTTCCTTGCCAGCGTGTTTCATTCCTTTTGTGCGTGCCAGTTTAACAAAATTCTTGAGTGAGTGTTTCCCGCCTTTGGCAAACTTCATAACTCTGCCAATCTGCACGGCTTCTATAATTGCATTCAATGATCCAACTACCACACGTTCTCGTTGTGCCTGTTCTTCAGTGGCCCCACTTGCTTTGGCCTCATCATAAGCGTTATCACCTTCAACCACAAAACCAACAGTGGCAGCACCAGCAGGACCAGCTACAACCCCAGCAGCCAGTGCATTAGCCATGTAAGGAACGGCTTCGGATATAGTGCGGGTAGTCCAAGCGAGTGCACCAGAATACCGAGCACCAAATTTCTTTTGGGCTGAAGCAATTCTGCGTTTGGCTTCTCGGAGTGGTGCAGTAACTTCTCTTGTTTCTTTAGCCATCTTTGTTTTTTGGGCTTCAGTCAACTGCGGTGCAAAGGGAGCACCAAAACCAAGTGCTCTGTTAGATGGTGCCATGTTCAATGTAGCATCAATAGTTCCAATCAAACCCTTAGCAACACCAAGCTCTGCACTGACAACGCCTCTGCCAACTATGCCGGGAACGTCTCTGACTCTGGCTTTGGGGGGCGTCCCAACACTGGGCACACTCGCTCTCTTATCAAGTTCTGCCTGTGCACTTCTCCTGCTAAGTTCAGCTTGTGCCGTTCGACGATTTAATTCTGCCTGTGCTTGTTCAGGTGTTATTGGCATGACTTATCTCCCAGCTATTGCTCTCAATTCCTCGTTACTCATAGATGAATAATCTGTAGCAGGCTTCTTTCCTTTACTTTGCTCCCCAATCTTCTTACGAATTGATCCTTCAATGTTTAAGTTCCCACCATTAGCAATTATTTTTTTAGCATCCCTGAACCGCTGAATATCTTCAAGCTTCTTTCTGAGTGTTGGACTTTGTGCGATATAAATGCTTTGAAGCTCTTTTATCATATCATTTCTTGCTGTATCCAGAGCGTCCATAGTTGCAATTATCTGTGCATCTTCGGGGTTTTCTTTTTTAAGTGTTCTTTCTTCTCCAGTAGAAGGGTCAATGATTTTTGATCTTGTTGTAAGCAACCAACCTTTCTCTGAAGGTGTGAATTGTTTAAGCCTCGCGTCTAAACTCCTAATGTCCCTCACCAACTGTGCCTTCTTTTGTTCTGGAGACGGGCCTTGTTGCTTGAACCGAGATAGCGGAATAGTCACGCCATAAGCTGCTTTATACTCAGCCTGTTGAGCCACGGCAGGGTCAGTTATGATTCCTGATGTAGTTAAGTCTCTGACAGCTTGAAGTCTGGTGTTTCTCATCTGAGCCTGTTGCGTCAATTTCTGAACTTCGGCCTGCATCCTGGCATCAAGTTCTTGATTTTCTGGAGCGTGTTTATCAACTAACGCTTGGATTTTTGCCTCAGTTTGTGATCTTGCGGACATGGTTTGGTCCAAGATTGTTTGCTTCCGTTTCGGATCAGTTTCCGCATCATACTTTCGCTTCATGTCATTGCGTCTGATTTCATACTGATTGAGGATTGCCTGGCGTCCCTGTGCGATTTGACGGTCTATAATTGTTTTGGCTTGTTTATACTGCTGCTGTAACTGTTGTGCAGCCTGTTTATCGTTTCGTTGTATTGTTTCATCAACAGACGGCATTCTCGGTTCTTGGGGTCGTTCAACAAGTTTGGGTGTCCCAGTTTCACTTTCAGTCCACATTAATCTTGATTCGGCCATTACAACTCCTTCATCCATTCGTAATCAGGAATATTCTCTAATTTATTTAATATTGCGTCAGCTAACTGTGTATTAGTTCTTGGGGGCAATCCTGTGTTTTCTCTAAGAATATTTACTTCGTCTAATATTACTTGAGAAAGAGCGTCAACCAGTTTAGCTCCAAAACTTCTATATAAATATTTTCGTCCCAACATAATAATATTCCTTATTTAATCTTGATCTACAGGTTTTTGCAATGCTCCCATTGACATCCAGAATATGTTGGCAACTTCCGCAGAAGTAGTTGTAAGTTCAAAATACTTACCTGAAGGAACCATAAAACTACAATTTATCCTACCACCAACAGATGCAGATTTTGTAAGGCATATTATATCCCCTGCACCTTCGGGATCATTAGTATCCCCTACATGTGCCCTTAACACTTCATCATTGTCTGCAATAATATTAGCACTAACAAATCCATCTGTCTGTGCGAGATAGGCATGAGCCACAAGCATATCAACCGTGTCGGAATCCTCAGAAGTATAAGCACTGAACCCGTCAACAGCAAGCGTCACAAAATTACCGCCGTCCGTGTATGTTAAACCGACACCTGTTCTTAGTACGCCGTCGTTTGATGCAGCACCTAAGTATCCTGCGGTTGCTGCCGCATCTATCTTTATTAATTCATCAGAAGTAGTTGCTGCTTTCCAAAATTCAGCTATTGTATAAATTTCCGAAGTAAAATTACACTCAACCCCAAAACCATGAGTTGCCCGTGTTATTGTAACTTGGTGTTGAACCTCCAATACTTGAGAAGCAGCAATCGTAAATCGACCTCTAATAATACTACGGGTTTGGTCTTTGTTATCTCCTATGCCACTTTGAGCAAATTCTGATGTTCCTATTAAAACAACTGCGGCCCCTGTAGTATTATATAGTCTTGCTTGATGCCTCCCAGCGTACCAAGCCGGAGCCGAAATCAAACAATCATAAGTCCCAGCAGCAAGTGTTATCTGATTGCCCACAAGAGAACAATCATTATCAGTATCAATATCTTCAGTATTTAATACCCTTGTTCGCCAAGCTCCCGATGTAGCCGTGCCACCACTTGTATTCTGTGCTTTAGTATCCGAAAGTTTAACATAACCTGTATAACCAATACCGCCCCCAACAGGAAGATTGCTTAATAAAACTTTTTTATGTGCAGAAGCAGTAGTATCATAAATCATTACATAATCAGCCGCAGCTTGTGGGGCAACATCCGTAACTAAATCGTTTACAGTGAAAAACTCTAAAGCATCTGGAGTTGAATTTACTCTTACTATTTTTCCAGCACTTCCCGTAAAGTTAGCAGGATCGGTGTCAGTTAAATCTATCCAAGTTCCTCCACCACCACCAGCAGCAGCTTTCCATATAGCATTACCTGTGCCCGTATCCTTTGTAAGCACATGCTCATTTGTAGCACCAGCAACAGCACTAAGAGCGTTGATAGCTAACTGTGCAGTTGATTGCCCTGTACCACCATCGGCTATAGCAAGGTCAGTAATGCCTGTAATCGCACCACTATCTATATTAACATTAGTAAGAGCCTGACTTCCCATATCCCAAGCACCGGCCAATGCTCTTGTGCCATCAGCTAAAAGATACTGAGCGTGGTCATCATCCCCAAGACCAGTTAGTGCACCATGTTCAGTTACACCGCCGCCCCCAGAAGAATCATCTTTGATGATGTTGTAGTCTACCACAAAATCGTGGTTTACATTGCCGACAGCATCGTGAAGCCATCTTATTTTTGTTGTACCGCTGTTGTTGTAGTCTGTGATGCTACCAGGTATATCAATAGATAACCAAGCAAGCACGCCACCAGTATTCGTGATACTTGTAACATTGTCCCAAGCACTACCGTCAAAAGGAGCTTTTTCTATGTCAAGATTGATTGTGTGATTGCCATCATAAGAATAGTGAGCCTGAATTTTATTTGCTTCGTGTCCGGTTGTGATGCCAGTAAATGTAACAGTAGTAGTAAAATTAGGATTAGGAGCACCAGTAGTTTCTGTAACTATGTACTCATTTCCGTCATCAATAGTCTGAATGTCACTAACACTACCAGAGGGCGTTCCACCTACTGTAGAAATAGCATTTGCAGAATAAGTGACAGGGGTTACTTTATCCATTACTTCTTCAAGTGCAGCCTCTACATCTGTAGCAGTATATAAAGACATAGCGTCTTCTACACCAACAAGAGAAGCACCCTTTGCATTAGCTACAGAAGCAAGGTCTGACCGCAATGTATCAGTATATAATTTGGTAGCCTTCTCTGTTGGAACGGCACTATCTGAATCTCCACCCATAGTTCCATCAGTAGAAAACTCAGTGATTTTATTGATCACTTTAAGGCCAGCCACTTCAAAGTCTGTAGCTCCAGTGTGAATGTCTTGTGGCGTAGACAAAGTAATACTTCCAGCCCCAGCAGTAGATATAACCTGATTAGCAGTACCTGTTATCTCAGCTAATACAGGAGTAGTTCCTGCAGAGCCTATAGGTATTTTACCATTAGCAGCGACTCCCAAAGATGTAAGTAGTTTATTACCATCTGGATAGATCAAAGAGTTAGCTGTTAGCCCAGACAGAGTAAGTCCAGTAAATTCAGGACTGTCTCCTGTGCTTAAACCCAAATCTGTTTTAACTTCAGCATAATTCCTACCTATTACATCATTTGTAGCTAATTTGCAATACTCGTTATCAGCAATATTAACTGGATTAGCTGTAAGTATTTTTGCCCACTGGAGACCAGAGTATGTTCCAGCACGTATCGCGTCTATTTCATCATTTGTAAGAATATCATCAAAGACAACCACTTCATCCATTTCCCCATCGTGTGAATTTGACAGGTATCCTCCTACATAAAGGGTGGCGTTTTCGATGTTGATGTTATTTGTAGTGTGGCCGGTGTTGGAATAATAGATTGCACCTGCGGTATCGTCCCAAATCCTTAGCTTCCACGACTTATCCGAATCCTGATATGTGAATCCGAAATGATACCATCGGCCAGTTAAAGCTGCTATGCTTGTCTCGATTATTGTTTCACTGGATAATCCACCATTATGACCCAAAAGGATACGGAAGTCAAGGCCACCGGATGTGCCTGTAATTTGACAGAGCAAACTGCGTGTTCCCGTTCCCCATTTGCCGAAAAAATTGATACCGAAGGTTGGAATACTTTCCATCCGCAACCAAGCACATACAGAGATTTTCTTGTTCGTATCGCCATTTTTCAGAGGAAAGCCAGCATCTAAACTTGCATCAGCTACTGTATAGTAATCGGGAGAGCCTAATTCAAAATCGGCACTTGCTCCACCTTCTTTGAAGTCAACTAAATTAGCAGTCGGTGAACCCGTCACAGAGAGCGTATTACTGCCTTTAGAATCGACTGTTAACGCACCGTTCTCAAACCTCCAAAGTGCTTTACAATTAGTGTCCATTGAAAAGTCGTTAGCCATTAGGGTGATTTTCCTAAATATAAATTGCTATCGGTGGATAGTCTAATTATCTTGCCGTCTATTACTGTTCCCGGCAGAGAGTCTACAGTGCTTATGATTAAACCAGCGAATGTAGGACTATCCACTGTATCCAAATCTTGAGGGCCAGACAGTGTAATAGACCCTGCTGCATTAGTAACAATAACACGCTTAGCTGTGCCGGTTAGAGTAGCCAGCACGGGTGTTGCACCCGTTGAACCTATAGGAAGCTGCCCATCAGAAGCCACACCAAGAGACGTAAGTAGTTTGTTGCTGTCTGGGTATATTAAAGAATTAGCTGTGAGTCCAGTTAAAGTTAGACCCGTGTATTGCGGGACTGCATCTGGACCAATATGGAACTTCACTATCTTCTTGAAATTCCTGTCAACCTGATCCCAATCTCCAGGTTGTATAGAAGGTATTAAAGCCATAATTTTTCCTCTAACTTATTCCTAACCGCCTACGCATTGGTTCTCTTTTCTTAAAAGCTTTGTCAGACGCTTCAATCTGTTTTTTAACTTCTGCTTGCTTTTTGCGAGTCTCATATCGTTGTTTGTCAATTTGTTTCTTACCCCGCTTAGCCCCAGCACTTTTAGGAAGGTAAGTTTTCTCACCCATTATTAACTCTTTTGCTGTGCGTTTAAGCTTAGCGATTCGACCAAGTTTACCAGCGTGTAACTTCTTCAAATTCTTTTCTGCGTTCTTATATACATCTTTAGCCATTTTGTTTTCCTTTATCCTGTCCAGCCACCTTGATACGCCTGTTCAGCTTCGGCTGCTTCTGCCCAATCTGGGGTGGTTCCCGCTCTGAGCCAATCTGGTTCTGGTCCCAAACTTGTTTCGCCTAAAATTCCATAATTCGCTTCCATACCGGCAACAGTTGGTGCTCGCCTATTAACATCCTGTTGTGTTTGTGAAATACCAAGTGCAGTGCTACCCCAAGCACTTCCGTCACCAGAAGCACTACCACTTGCAGCACCCTGTCGGAAACGTGATCCCGCAGGGCCACTGTTAAAATTTGAGCGTGTTCCCCCAAAATTCTGCGGGGGTTGATAGCCCTGCCCCTGCTGATTCCCACTTGCCACGTAACTACCGCCGAACGGGTCGGCACCTGTGTTGTATCCAGGTATTACCGCACCAGTTGGTTCTGGATCACCCCTAAACCCACCTGTAGCTACATGTGCAATGGTGCCTGGACTGGCAAAGAAATTAGCAAGGTTATTCATTGCCTCACTTAGTCTCCCAACGCGGATGTCCTCAAACTCTTTGCTAAGCCCAGCACTTATAGCTGGAGCAACAGTGCTTCCAGCCAAGCCCCTACTGGTGGCACTCTGAGCAAACTTAGCTTGCGTCCTCTTTTCGGCACCTGTGACGCTTGACTTATCAAACATAGCAATCACCTTCTTCAGAAGATTTATGCCCGACTTGTGTTCCCCTTTGAATGAACTAAACAAGTCTCTTAAAGCTGCTTCATTTATAGCTGCCATTTTATACCTTTCCTGCATCCCTGCTATTGAGTATTAATTCTTCCAAACCCCAGGTTTGAGCAGCGGTGCTATTGCCCAATCTCAAACCACTATATGCACCGCGAACCTCACGCCTTATCGTTTGCCCCCTGCCTCGGCCTGGAGCAGAAACAGTTGCTGCTAATTTCGGTAAGGCATTGGAATTAAAGCGTTCAACTATATCATCAGCAGCCAATTCAGCCCACACTTTGAGCGTCACAGCAGACGAGTCAGTTAACAACGTACCAAGTCTGCTACCAACAGTAACTGGCGTTATATCTGTAATGACACCCTCTCTGTTTTCTTTAGACAAAGCAAAGGGACCGAACGTGACATAACTGTTTATTGCCTGGTCGGTATCACCTATATTGTCATCAACTGCTGTTGGATCTTCCCACCTAATGAAACCGTCAGCACTACCATGCAACAAACAACGATAGTCTGGATCAAGTGCTTCATACCAATGGAGGCAGTAAACCCCACACTGAGTAGGATAGGTCTCAGGAAACAACCCTTTCTTACGGATGTCAAACCACCAATTTTCATTTACACCAGTAGCCAGCACAGTCTTGCAAATTTTGAATCCGTCTTTGAGTCTGTCATAACCACATGTAAGTTTGTGCAGTGTGCTGTCATAATTCAAGTCTTCGATGAAGTCTGGATATGATTCGGCAGTAATATTCTCTGGAATACCAAAACCATTTGGTATCCTGAGAATGCCGGTTGTGGCAATCACGTATAAATCATTACGCTTGTCCCAGCACCACCCTTCAGCAGCCAAGAATCCAGCCGAGTCATCGAGTGTCAGCAAACTACCGCCATCAGCGGGATCACCTTGAAGGAACCATATTGAATTAGTACAGCCAAAGATAAACCGATCACGGTTGTATGGAACTGCGGCAATAATTGGCTCACCCGTCTGTCCTGCATCTGCGTTGTCACTTGCTACTGGAGATTGTGAATCCAATGAAATATAGTTCCAATCATAAGGATTAGCTTGTCTTCCCATATACCAGTATTGCGGGTAATCCTTGTCACCAGTTAATACTGGGCGACCACGCCAAGCTTTGCCCAGTGTGGCTTGTGTTGGCATAACGCCATATACAGAACTACCACCCCACACAGTCCAATCATACCAATGTGGTCCAGTTACTTGTGCCGTACCAGTGAACGATATAGAGTTTCCATCATCATCTGTTCCGGTCACGGTTTCAGCTTCAAACTCAGCAGTCGTCATCAATTTGCCGTAAATAACAACTGCCCCAGATACAGCGTCTATATAATCCACAACCATTTGTGCACCTGACGTTCCACCAGTTAAAACAGTTTGATGGTCAGGCGGGTGTGACCCAACATTAGTTGAAGTAATTTTGATGTTAACAAAATCAGCAACTTTAAGATTTGTTCCGTTAGCAATAAAACACTTTCCGTCCAACTCAAACATTTGAATTGGAAGGCTGGTATCAAGTTCGCCAACAGACGCGTCTAAACGCTGTAGTGATTCACCGCTGCCGTACCATATCTCATTTCCAACTGCTTCAACAATTCGAGTAACTACTTTTTGATCTGAGAGTGGAGCTTGGAAATTTGCACCGTAACAACGAAAAGAAGCAACTGACGTGTCTCCAGTCCAAGCAGAACCGGCGTTTACACTGTACGCCCCTTCTAATGTAGGAAAACTTGAAGCGGTTATTGTGCCGCTCCAAAACACGTCTTCACCGACACCAGCATCGTCTGCGTGGGCAACTATACAGTATGATGTTCCACTTGTCACATCAAGCGGCGTGGAAAATGTTACCTCAGACCACACGGCTGCGGATGGAGTAGAAGTTAGTGCATTAATATAAGCAGCAGACAGTGTGCCAGTAGCGAGTGCAGAACCCGTTGGCCGGTCATTTACATCAGCGGCATAAATGTCAACAGTTAACGCACCTGGGGTATCAGCAGCACCTATATATAATGGTATGGCAACACTATAAAGAGTAAAATCCTCACCTGGTATGAATGACTGACTATACCAGTCTTGATCGTTTAAGGTTTCTCCACTGCCCAAAGCATCATCAATGTGGGTGTGGAGACGCCTGCCATCACGCTCTGCAAACATATAATCTTTAGTGGTGTCTTCTGTCCAAGCTGTTCCGCTATTTGCAGAATGAAACCGTGACCCACCAGCGTATGTGGGGGATGTAGCATCACGTCGCCAAATCCAATATTCACTGGTAGTATTGCCATCTGGTACTCTAAGCACAATGGCGTATGTAACACCAGCCGTGAGAACGTAACCGGCACCAAAGCTGCATTCAATCCACTGTCCGGCTGAACCACTTCCACCAAATCCCGGCCCAGCTATTTCATAAGTGTTTTCAGACAATATTAAATCTGTATTATCAGGTTTGCCATTTTCATCAACTGCCTGTATTGCAATTTCAACAGCATAGTCGGAAGCCGAAACTTCACCGATCTTTAATAATACCGCCATTATGCGGTGTGTGGTTTCTACTGTAAAAGTTTGTGCTTCATAATTGGTGCCACCAACTTTTTCACTATTCGTGTCACCAGTAATATAAAATTGTCTTGTAGCCATTATTAACTCACCGTAGTAACAGTTGTGATTGCAACAACAGGTGTAGCCGCACCAGCCCCCTGTTGAGAATATCGTTTAGCTAATCCGTCCCGCTGTCCACCAGCACCACGTCCATCGTACCAGGGCCGCACATTGTTCAAATCCCTTGATGTGAGTGGCGGCTGCTGACCAGAACGACGGCCCACATTCTTGCCTCTACTTGGAAATGTAAGTTTCATAATTTACCTTATAATAACGGGGAGAGGCCGTCCCCTCCCCTGATCGAGAAAATGTGGAAGATCAAATCTTAAAAACCTGTTAAATTAACCAACGGACCATTACCAGACTTACTACCGGCCACAACAATTCCAGCCTGTTGTATAGAGTCGTTACCAGGCACAGTGATATTAAGAGCAGTTTCACCCTTTTGCATTGTACCGTCATGTCGCCAATTAGCAATAAGGCCACCATTATCAGCACCAACACCATTCTGCGGGTCTACAAACCTAATACCTTTTGTTTGCAACCAAAAATGAGTTGCCGCAGCAGTGACTGAAAACATAGGAACACCGACAAAAGGAAGCGTCACACCAGTTGGTGCGGCTATTGCAGCCCAGGGATTACTATAAACTTCAGCCGCGTCAGCGGTTGAAATTGTTACTGAAAGCGGTGTAGCCAATCTAACCTTAAACAATGCACCTGACTCAGCCGCGTCGTTCCCAACTATTTCATGGGTTACGTCATTAACCGCTGAACCATCAAATATAACAACATAGCCACCCCTTAGTTGGTCTTTAAGCAAAGTCGCATGAGTTGCCGCAGGGATCGTAATTTCTGAAACCCCTTGAGCCGCAGCAACAACAAAAGACGTGTAAGGAATGTAGCCAGTATCAGTAAAAGTCATACCACGCTTAGGCATTAAAACGCCAGCACCAGTAGACTTACAATAACGAAACACCCTACCGTCAGGTAATTTTTCTATGGCACCAATATCATAGTTTTGCGTAAGGTCTTCTTCATAAAGAAGTTGCTCAGCACCGCCTTCAAGTATGGGTGACTGTCCATTTTCGCCTCGGAAGTCACACTCATCTTTTGTGCCTCGGTTGATGTATAGCCCAAGACCAATGCGGCCATCTGTCTTAAAAATCGCGGCACCAGGTATAAAGCCGCCTTGTCCACGCGTAGGCACTGGTCTGCCACCAATCATGTTCATTAGATGCCAATTAATATTTGCTCTGTTTGCACTCATTCGTTTCTCTCCTTTGTTTTAGCGGCGAGATAGAGCCGCGTTAATTTTAATATTCTACTGCAATTCTCCACCAGTCGATAGAACCTTTGAACTCGGTGGAAGTGCCGCCATTCCTAAACAGGAGATACAAGCCGAGTTCTTCATTGAGGGGCATATCAGAAGCCGACAACAATATGGAGTCTACCAACACACCATCACAATATGCGAATACCGTTACACCATCACAGTACAAGCCAAGTTTGTTGAATGCTCCCGCAGTTGGCGTACAAACATCAGCCCCTGCTACAACAGCTTCACCAGAACCGTCACCGTGAACAAAGTCAATGGCGTTACCATTGCCGTGATCAACATGAAAACCGAGCCAGTCTTTAGCGACAAGAAGGTCGCCGGTGTTAATATCAAGTGAATTTGTTGCACAAAGACCTTCTTCCGCAAGACCAATGAACATTGCAAGTTCATTATCAGTTACAGTGTCCCGCCTCACACGAGCTTCAAACCAAAACTTTTTGCCTGCTGTCGGTGCCATTACACCGCCTTCACCACCATAACTCATGTAGGACTCATCATTGTCAGCGTCGTTGCCTTCGATCCGAAGCACACCGTGTACGTCATCATTCGTAATCTGGTGAGTAGGACCATTAGAATTGAAAAAGCCCAGATGACTGTTCTTCATTGTGCTGTTAGTCACACTAAGAATGTCACCCTTAAAGTCCTCAAAGTAATGCGAACCCTTTACTGGATTAAATGTGTACTCCAGTATTGGACAGCTATCCCAAATCAAAGGACTTGGACCGCGATCAGCAGCAGTCTCAGCATAGTTTGGAACAGCCGCTAATTCGTGGAACTCACAACTTGTGTTCGATCCTTTGTTGACGTAATCACTACCATAGGCTGTATCAATAAACTTACAACCTTTGGCAAATCCAGCAATTCCATTGGCCGGAACCACTGTGCCATAAACTTTGAGTTTCCCACTACCACTATTGATAATGGTTCTTGTGCTTCCAGACGTCGGAAACACTGCGTCCCTAATATCACTCCATCTAAATCGCATCTTTTCTTCCCTTTCCCGCCGGAGAACCGGCGTAGTATAAAGAAAATTTAATTGTAGGTAACATCAGTCCAACTACGATGTTGGCGTGGCTGATGTGCACCCCTGTAAAACCTGCCGCGTGGACTGCCAGACTTCATAACGCCAGTCTTTCTTGGCCGCATACGTGCGTCCATAGCGTGTGCACGCGGGAGATCAACTTCTAAATATTTTCCCACTGCATTATATTGCAGCGGCCCAAATTCTTCTGCCGCTTCAGACATGATAGCCGACTTAATTGCAACGTCAAACATCTGACCAGCAGGGTGTTTTATCCTATCAGTGACAAAATAGCTTGTGCCATCTGTGGGATCAGTAGCTGCGGCTGTGGACTCATCTGAACTTGAAAGCCAGTCATCCACAGTAAACGTGCATGTAGCACCAGCAAAGTCTGTCACTACTGCATAACCATTCTTGCCAGTTCCGTCAAGTGTGTTTATAAACTGTCCGTTGAAATAGTCATCAGGATAAACATTGGCAAAACTGCTATCTACAAGTGTGACACCAGAACCACCTGATGCCGTACCAGACAAAGCTTTAAGCCCATCAAAACCTATGCGGTAAGGAAACTCCACAGTCTTTACAGCAGAGGGTGATGGATATGTTATAAGCTCCCACAACCTTCTACGAAAAGACCTAATAGCAGCTACAATAGGATTTCCAAGAGAAGTGCTAACAGCATAGGATTGTCTGATTTCAGTTTCACTTATCCACGATATATGACCGACGTTTGACTGCCTTTGGTATTCAATTTCTCCAGCTATCTCGCCAAAGTTATCCGGCAGGAAGTACCTTGACTTGTCGCCTTCAACTGTTTTTACGTCTGTAATCGAATAAGAGTCACCAGCAGCAGGAACTGTTGTTGCTGATACTGTATTACCAAAATAATCCAGCCAAGCTCCAACGGTGATGTCACCGCCAGAAGCTGTATAAGCTGTGATTACTGCTTGAATCTCTTTAGTCGTGTCATAAACATAGTAACCAATCAACTCATCATCAGTGTCGTATGTGGATTCAAGTGCATCATCAACCAGCGATGTAGCGTCACCTGAATCAACAGTGCCTGTGGTTTCTACAATGCCAAATGTTATCCTGGCTAATTGCTCTTGCCACTTCCAACCATCAGCCGGTGCGTCACTTATGAATTGTTTAATACCATTATTGACCACCCGTAGACAGCGATCAAAATCGTGGTAGTTCACTGGCACCATAGCTTCCTGCTGGGCGTCACTGCCAAAATATGCAATCTTAGCAGCCTTAGCAACCAGCAATATCAAACCGTAAACACTGTAGGCTGAAGTAGGTTCGGCCATAATTTTCCCCTTTACAGGTCTTCGTAGTACTCAACTTTATCTTTGTTAACATGCACCAATTTACCATCAGGTTTTACAAAATGCGTCCAAACAGAGTCACCTGTCCATTTGCCTTTTACTGTCTTGTAGTGTCCAGATTCAAAACTAATGAGGACTTTCTTTTCCTCACAGTGACTTCTTTCATCTGCCATCATTGTTCTCCAGAATTAAAATGGGGTGGAGACATCCCCCACCCCTATTGTTCTTAAATACCACTTGCAAACTTTTCCGCACCGTAACGAATCCAGTCAACCTTGAGATCGTCATTACCACCAGCAAAGTCCTTGAGACCCGCAAGAATGGTGAGCGGGGCGTCAAATTTGTTACCAGTAAGATCATCAATATCAAGTTTGGTTCCAAGCTGTGCACCATCAAGGTAAAACGTGACAGTCTTCTTGCCGTCAAACCTAAAACCGAGTTTCATGTAAACGTCATCATAAGTAGTACCGGCACCAAACGTGCGAATCGCAGCTTGAATAGCAGTAAGCCCGCCGCCGTCACCAGTTTGATGATAGGCTGTCTCCATAGCACCTTGATTAGTTCCATCGTTATCAGTGTGGAAACCAATAAAATCATAATCAGCTATGTTATTTCTGGTAGCACCTTCATTGTCAATGAAATCAGCAGCCAGAAGTTCAATGGCACCAAGACCAACAAGAATCGAAACATCGGCAGAAGTGTCATCCATCTTGAGTCGCGTTTCAAACCAGCATCGTAATCCGCTGTTTAACTTAATAAGCTCATCTTGCAGAAGGTTGGCACCGATGATAACCTCATCATTACCACCACCACTTCCACTCAGATTAATAACACCATTTGCCTCATCAGCAACATTAGCTGTGTCAGGACTCGTCCCAGCCACCAGCAACTGATTGCTTCCTACATTCTGCACATCATTATCAGTGAAATTACCAAGAAAATCTTCCCAGATATGAACGAAACACCCAGGACTCTTATTAACCGCACCCATAGGAAAGTCTTTCCAAATATTAGGACTCGGTTGGGCAGCATTACCAGCACGACCATATTCTTGTACACTCATTCTGTTTCTCCTTTGGCATGATTGCGATCACGCCGCAAGTGGTGGAGGTTTCGGTCCCCCCACCACAGTTAAAATTGGTTACAAATTAATGAGATTTGTGCATTACAAATCCGGCTTTCTTTCTGTTAGTGCAAACATTGTTATGAGCACCATCAAGAAAGACAGTATAAGAGGTATGCTGAGTCCGGTCAGTCATCGGCTCAGACTCAATCATCCAATAACCATCGTGAACAAACGGCACGAAGTAACTAAAGTCAACGCAATAAATTGGTGCAGTAGCAATACCAGATTCAGGATCAGTCACACCTGCTAAGTTTGCGATAGGCACAACAGGCATCCGGTTCAGCAAAACAAGGCCAGTGTCGTCCACGATCAAACCACCAAGCACTTCTTTGCCACTATGGTTGTCATCCTTAGCATCAGCGAAATCCATCATTTCAGCAACAGTTTCTATATCACTATAGAAACGCTTCTGTGCTGTACGCTCTGCTTGTGAAGGATCGTTAAGAATAACCGGAGGTTTAAACTTTGTACTCCACATTGCAATCCTTATCTTCTTGAGGAAAGCATTGTTGATTGAACTATACAACGCAACGTAGTTACGCCACTTCTCAGCAGTCGAAGCGTCAATATTGGCACAAACAGTGCCAGTTGAGCCATCCTGGTAGGTAATAGTCTGGCCAACAAAACCATCGGCACTTAAGCCGGAAGTCATGTGATTGAGGTAATAGGGAACGCCATAAGGATAAAGCGTATCACTTGCGTTCGTGGGTGTCAACCAAGACCGGCTTTCAATCAAGTCAGCCAATGCCCAACTACCATCAACCCGCCGCTCCTTCATTATATCCACTATCCGCACAGCGTTATTCAAATTTCGCCGCAACTCAAGGTCGTCCCAACCATAATAGGTTCCTAAGCGAACCCAGGGAACCTTAATAGTAGACATCAAATCTTCAACTGAAGGCTCATCAGTGTCGTAATTGTAACGATACCGAGCGTGCCCACTATTGTCAAACATAATCTTTCTCTCGATCTCATTTCCACCATCAACGACCATTCGATCACTCTGATAAATACGGGTGAACTCATAGTCCTGATTAGTCCAGTTAACCTCAAAGTGGTTATCCGGCAAATCATTAAGAGTCAAAGAAATAAAATCGCCTAACTCACTCATTTTTACGCCAGTGCTCATTGTTCAACCTTCTTTCCGAGAAGCCTGTGTTATGTCATTTGCTTGCCAGCAGCTAACTGTGCAAGCCGCCTGGTTGCGTTCACAGTAACCTGCTTCTCTGATATTTTTTCTCCAGGTTTGAGTTCTTCTTTAGGTTTAATTGTACTACCAGCAGGCCGCAGCGTCACTCCATCTGCCCGTTTCTTCGCCTTTTTCATAATTCCCTTGCGAACGATTTCAGTTTGCATATCCTTTGTCAGATTAACATGAGCAGCCGTCAACGCGTCAGCTACACTTATAGTGCCTGCACGAATTAACACGCCCGCTTCAATATCCTCTGCCAAATTGACCAGGTCTTCTCTATTCTGCCTTTGTACAGGAGTCAAATGATCTCTGGTCAAAAGCATAAGTCCATTTGAATCCGTTGCCTCACCATAAAATTCTTCGTAAGGTTTGAGACCAGGATCAGCAAACCAATGGCCCATCTGTTGAACTACAGCTAAATTTTGTTCAGTCTTTGCGGCTGGGGCAGGTTGCTGCACCACACTGGGTGCTTGCGTCTGCTGTTGCTGTGTCTGTTGTTGTGTCTGTTGTTGTGTCGTCACATTGACCAAAGCGTCATTAAGCTGTTTGATTATAGCAGCAGCACCCGCACCAAATTCTTCCTCGGCCTGTTTAATGTCAACAAAGTCCTTTGGAGGGTCTGGCACCACAGGAACTTGCCGTAAAGCTTCAGTCCGCTGTGCTTCAAGTTGTTTAGCTGCACGCCCATGTTCCGCGTAGACGTTATTAGTGTTGACCATATCCGTGTGCATCTTTTCCAAAGTCTTTTTGGCTAACTCTGGTTCGCGTTTCCAAAGGTCAACAATCTGTTCAGGCGTCCACTCATTGTGGATAGCGGCTCTATACAACTTATCGGGTATTGTTACTGCTTCTTCTCCACCATCCTTAATGTCATCGCCGTCCTTAACGTCGTCATCCTCATCACCATCCGTGTTGTTGTCAACTTCAAGGTTGCTGTCATCCTGATTGTCATCTTCAGGGGTAGGAGTGACATCACTGCCATCAACTTCCTTAATGACTTCAGGCACAGCCGTTACTACTGGCGGCGGGTTGCCACCAAGCTTCTTCAACCTTTCTGTTGTTGCGGCTAAAACCTCTGGACTATTGTATTGCTTTGCATCGTCTGTGTCCATGATTTCGCCAGTTTGTGCACCTTTTTCACTCATATTAGATTCCTATATAAAGGGTAAGAGCCAGCAGTCGTGCTGACAGTTGCTTTTAAGGATTAGTTAACTTTATCGCTCCTTCTGACCCCCAGACAATAATACATCCAACACTTCCACCCGCTTCTGACATGCGACTCATTAAAAACTTTTCTGCCTCAAGTTCAGTCATAGATGTATTTGCCAACTCATCTTCTGAAAAACAAAACTCAATCTTTGCTGTAAAATTCCTAAGCACTGTGTTATCAGGAACTGCATCAGCCTTAAAGCCTTCAATTAAGTCTGGTTTTTCTTCTACAATAATGCCTTCTTTTACTCCCAACTCTAAAAGCTCTTTAAGCGTCATTTCTCAATCTCCAAAAATTAAGAACATTTACTACCAGGATAAGAATAAATTTTACTCTTGCTCCGGCCAGTTCTTTGTGTTTGTTTTCTAATTCCACATTTGTTCATATAATCTTCGTGCTGTTTTGCGTTTGTGAATACTGGTCTAAGTTCACTGTCTATCTCAATATCAGGAAACTTTTCCTTGTGTTCAGCCACGTTCTCAGGTGTTAGTGCAAGTGCGTCTGAGTGTATTGGTGTCGTGTAGGGTGTACCCATAACTTGTAGTACATTACCAATTTTATTCACACAAATTACATCATCGCCAATAGATTCTTCTTTAAGTACCAAATCTTTTCCACACTTCGGGTTTGGACATATATACCTTTTAGTCTGAACCCTTTTTCCGTACGGCCCACCACATTCATAGCAAATTACCTCTATCACTTCGTTAACCATGTGACTTGCCAATACAATCTTCTCAGTATCAATATCGTCTCTTGTTACTTTATAACTACAATCACATTCATAATATTCAATCAACATCAAAATTCCTCCAACATTTTCTCAGTTTCAGTTATGTAGTATTCATAAGTTTGCTCAAACCACTCTCTCGAAAACTCCACAGGATCGTTGCAGTGTGCAATCATTTCTTGGATGCTATCGTGTGTGTGTCCGTTATCCAGCATGAACTGATAATATTTATGCCACATACCCTGAAGCAAACAGTTACAGCGATAGCACTGAGCGTGAACCTGTTCTTCGTCAAACAAGATTGCGTCGTATCGACCTGGCATAAAATGGCCTGCTTGGAGTTTGCCAATTGGATAAAGTCTCTTGCATGTACAACACCGCCCATGCAGTGGCGACCCAGAAGTTTTGATACAGTCCCGCGTGCGAATGTATTTAGAAAACACAGGCCACAGCCAATCAATCAGTGGGGTCCACTGTGTCTTCACAACTTCCAGTTCTGGTCTTTTCTTTTTCTTCTTTACCTTCCCATTTTTCTTTTTCTTTGGCATTTTCTCAATCCCAACAACACCAAACTACTACTATCGCTAATATTACCCACCAGGGTACAAACATATTAAAATCCTCCAGCAATTTCTCTTTTTCTTTGGCATTATAGCCTACTCCAAGAATACCAAATAAATACAGCTATAAATAAAAGACCAAACGGCATCCAAAATTCTGAAATCATTATCCAAATCCTCCAGCAATTTCTGATTGTGCCTGATTAGCCCCCGCCTGTGCCTGCTGATTAAAACCCTGTTGTTCATTCTTAACAGGAACAGCTTGCGGATTACCATTGTTCTGCATCGCCCCAGCAGGTGACGCCCCACCTGATTTGCCTGCTTTGCCTGGGTCAAGACCAGCAGCTTGTGCCGCCATTTGTAATCTTCGTTGGAAGTCTGGGTCATTAAACACCCCAGCAAAAAGTTCGGTTATGCCCAATTCTTCAGCAGCGTTAGTTAAAAGTAGTCCTGCATCGAATCCTTGTCCCATTTGCTGAAACATTACAGCAGCGTTAGCAGTGCCGGGAATAATATTTACAAGCATTTTTTCAAGTGCCAGCCGCCTGTGTTCAGGGTCTACCCCCTGCATTGACCGCTTAACGATTGTAAAAGTCATGCTCAGAAAATCACCACGCACTTCTTCAGGAGTAAGAACCACCTGTTGTGGGCTTTTGCCTGTGCTGCGAATAGTAAGCGGTGCATTCAAAAACGGATCGTTGTGTATAAACCAAGCTTGCTTTTCGCTTATGTCAGCCTGTGTGTCACTAACCATGCTGCGTGCATCTTCTTGTGTAATAGTGGCGTTGTTTTGCAGCGTCTTAACAGCAGTAGCAGTCTTTGACCCCGCACCAGTTTTCAGCCCACTCATCTGGTCAATACCGCCAGACATGTAGTTAAACCAAAACTGCAATTCCTGCGTCATCTTGTCGTTGCTGGGATTGCCGCCGCCATAAGATTTTACCTCTACGCCTTGTGGATCAGGTGTCCTTATCTGTTGTCCATCAACCGCAGAAGCAATAGCGTCAGCCACGTCTTCCATGCCCGGCTTATAAAGAAGAACATCCTTCTGATTATCAGCCTGATTCATAAGTTTAGTAAACAGGCTGTTGGCCATCAGATTTAAGTCACGCCATATAGATGCTGGAGCGACTGGAAAGGGGTTGTCCGGTACTGGTGGTGTTATAGAACCAAACGTATAAGGGCCAGTTGACGGGCCATAATAGTCTTGAACCTTTAGAAAGTTATCGTATGTTGCTTGTTTAGGATCAGGCACGTATGCTATAGCATTAGCTTCAGGCAAGTAAACCTCACCAACTCTAACATAGTCCTGAGCATTAATCATTTCAAGCGTTAAAGATGGATTGCGTGTTAACAACCTTGCTTTGTTGTTGTCGTTGGCACCGCCATCCCACGCGTTCGGAAGTCGCCTAACCAGTTTTTCATCCCACCCCTCGTCATCAAGTAAATCTTGCCGTCTCACAGTGGTAAAGTGGCCGGTTAGTGTCGATTTATTTAATGCAACGCAATAAGGATCAAAGAAAAAATCATCAATACTTATAAGGTCAGTGTAAAGCTGGCCGGGATCAATATATTCATTAGGCCCATCTGGTATTAGATTTCCACTTGCAAAAATTGAAGTCTTAAAAACCGCAAGGCCACAAAGAATCATATTGACCACACCGGCCCGTATTACGTTCTTCATCTTAATTTTTTTATGAAGCTCATTCAGTGCCTCACCCAGCATGAATGCGTAGTCAGACTGAGAAACCAGCGGTGTTAAGACCTTATTCATGCCTGCCTGCATTATAAGGTTTGGCACCCAAGTTCTGAGTGCGGCAAAAATAAGGTTAATGGGATACTCACCAGTCATGCCGCTCGGTCTGACGTAGTAATTGCCAACATAATCCTTAACCGACTGGGCCGCAGCGTTGCGGTAGTGTTCTACTCGTTGGTGTCCCTTCCTTACAAGTTCGCTCACATCAGATGCAGAAAGTTCAACTGGCATATTTACTCCTTAACCTATGTCCACTACTTCTACTGAACATACATAAAAACATTTTTGGCAGTGTATTTCACCAGGTAATTTATAAAACATATCACCAGGTTTGTCACCTGAACTACACTCAACATCCCATCTGAAATCAGATAAATTAAAAGTTACAGGTATGCCAGAATTATCACACGCTTTGTTTTGACACTTTACCATAACTATCTTCATTTTTCTCAACCCTCATTTACGCTTGGTGTAATCATAAACCTGACTCCACCCACGTTTATCTTGTCTTTTCTTTCGTTTTTTCTTTTTCTTCCACCCATCATACCGAGCACCCCAACAGTTGTGCGGAGTAGCTGGTCTTTTGGGTTTTGGATTAGATACTTCTTCATCTTCAGTAGTTAAAGCATCTGCTATTACCTTATCACCGTGTAGTTTTCTTTCAGCAGCAGTAGCTTCAACCAGTTCAGCAGGTTCAATACGATTATCTTTAGTATAAATATACTGTTTGGCCTGCTCAAGACCGGCCTTGCAGTGGTTGATGGTCTTGCAGGTCTTCAATGCACGTTCATAGGCACGAAGCAAAAGGCTTTTGCCCTCATGCGTCATTTGGTAGCCATACTTCTGCATTTCGCCTTTAGTGCCTTTTGTCTTCTCAACCACAGCACCGAGTGTTTTAGTGATGTAGTAATGCGGGTACTGAAATGTGTGAACCAGCAAGCGGCCTAAGTCCCATCCTGGGTCTCCATTCTTTTCCCACTTGAGATATGGGAGTCTTTGTGGGTTAGCTCCACCACACCATAAAGACAAAGCAACAACGATTCTACTGAACTCATGCACAGGTGTGTTTCTGCACACCCAACGGGCAATAATTTCACCAGTTTGTTTACATTTGATGGAAACGACTGACTCAGAAGCTCCCATTCCCTTTGATGTGTCGATCCCAAAGATATATGTGAAACTTTGGTCTGGCCGTCCTTCAATGAGTTCTGTCCAGACTTCGAGTTTGCCGTCAACAACTTCTTTGATAGTATAGCATTTTGTGCTTTTTGCCTGAATGAGTTTTGGCAGTTCATCGTCAGCAATTCCAGGTTTCAAAATAATATTATGTCGTGAGATTGGAGGCCGGGCGTAAAACGCGATATGTTTATTAAGCTCGCCCAAGTCAAAGAACAAGTCACCAGCTTCAAGGTCAATAGCATAGTATTCCTGGGCCACAGCCTTCTGCGTACATTCCTCAAGAACCTTCTCAATAAACGGAGAAGAAATTTTGTATGTCTTTGTGATCTCGTCCTGCAAAATGAACCGCCCCTTGCCCTTCATGGGGTGGTCCCAAAACATCATTGAGAACACATCTATTTGTCCACTGTTTTTCCATCTACTAAACTCAGTGCCGGGACCAGCAACAGTAGAATTAACGATACGGCAGGGACTAACATCATAAGTCGCTGTTCTGATGTCGGTTCCATTGTCAACTTTAGCAAACTCATCAAGAAACAAAATAGAACACCTATCAGCAGACATAGCATGTTTTGTAGTAGATTCACCTGCAATTGTCGAATTAATTTCCGCATTATAAATCCTCATTGAAGTTCTATTATCACGCCCCTTTTGCATCACACCGGGAGGCCGCATCCATTCCGGCGTCCAAATGTTCAGATAGTCATGTTTATAAAACAGACTCTTGGCAATAGGGCTATCCACATATATCTCAGACCGTGACATTTCACGTATTTCAGTGTTGGGCCGGAACATCCACAACCAATGAAGAAAGGCCACACCACACCAACTCGCACCCATGTCACGCGACTTGTCTACAAGACCACTCTCACCACCATAAAAGTGGGCTTCAAACCACTCAAATAACTCATCTTGAATTTGCCAAGTAATAAACGGCCAGTGAGTCTGTGTTGATGGTCGTCTGCCTGATTTAGTTGTGAGGTCAACTTCAAACTCGTGTTTGGTGAATGCAAATGTATTCACCCAATATAGAGAACTCAGCTTGCAAGCAGCCTTGAGATCACGCTGCAAAACTGGATCATTCTCTGCTGCTCTTAGGATTTTTTCACGATACAACAGATTGGCTTCATAACGCTTTGGTACAACCAGACCAGTTTTAGGACACGTCCAAAATTCTCTATCTACCGGAAATGGTTCAGCAAGAACTGGTTTCTGAATAAAACCTTCTCCCAGCATATTTATTTCTCCACATTAGCTGAAGGACAAATCATTTCAGGGTCGCTTCTCTTGCGAAACAAATTAGTGTCTCTACACTCACCAGCACACAACTTGCCATCAGAAGCACACTTATACTTTAGGTGGACGGGATTTCGTTTTCGCTTTTTCTTTTTCTGTGCTTTTGGCTTGGTCATTCAGGAAGTCCTTATTTAATCTCGATATTTTATTGGGCACTGATTCACCACGACTCTTATTGTCTTCACCTATTGCACCGGCTCTACCATCTACGCGGTCTAAAATAAGTTTGCGGTATTCAAGTCGCACCTTTGCATCAGTAAGGTCATCTACACCTTCCACAACAGGAAGTGCCTTCTGTATAATATCCCTTACAATGGCTTCAGCCTTTGATACCAATCGAGTTTGCATTTTTCCGGTGTTGTCACCTGGAACCTTAAACTGCATTAGTTCTGTTTTTTCTGAAGCCACTGCTCGGAATAAAGTTGTCATCAGTTGACCAGCCCTGCATTTGGCACCCAGTTCTGTCAACTTCTTTTGCCTTTCTTCAATGTCACTCATAGTGTGTAATACTCAGTGTCCTCACGATAGTTGTAATACGGGTCTTCAGGTGTTTCTTCTTTGTAATACTTGTCCATTATGAACTTCTGTTTGACAAGTTCAATTTCTTCCAGGACAACATCCACAGGCATAGCAATAATAAGGCTTGGCGTAAAGCCGCCCACCAATATGCCTCTAACAACACCGTCAGTAGTAAAAATAGCACAACCAGAATTGCCTGGATGCCCAGGGGAATCGGTTTGAAACGCAATACTCCAACCGTAATCACCGCTATAAGAATCATTAAGTGGGTCATAATTCCTATCCAATCCTGATATAATGCCCAATGTCACTGAGTTAAAATTAACCTTACCGTAGGGCGAACCTATTGTTACTACTTTCTCTCCGAGTTGGCACTCTGTAATGCTGCCGAGTTTTAGCGGCTGTAATTCTACTTTATGCCCTCCTTGCAGTGCTGTTTTACCACACGGGTATTCAAATTCGCATCCTTCAGTCACGCATGTATGATCATCAATATAAATAAACCCAATGTCATGCTTCTTGCTGGAGATAGCTCTGGTTGCATGCAACTCGTGCCCATCGTCTGTCGTAATAGTAAAATCTGTCACGTTCTCTACACAGTGACGAGCAGTCATAACAATATTAGGTGCAATCGCAAAACCACTGCCCTGCCAAGACTTTGTGCTTATATGCACGACACCCGCTTTTATTCTGGGAATAATGTCTACTATTGACGGTTCTACAATTATTGTACGGTAGTCTGCATAAAAAGTTTTTGGCGTGAGCAAACAAATTACCATAGACAATGTCAACGTACACGCCAAAATATAACCTACTGTTCTAAGTTTCATCAGGTTCGTCCTCCGGCTGTGGTTTCTCTTTATCTGCTTTTGCTTCATTTTTTGCCGCCTGAAGCATCACTTCATGTGCCTGCAAATTGCTGGCAATATTGCCCAGCGACTCGTCAACAGCAGTACGCTGTACTTTACTCATCAACGCCTCATCACAGATTATCTTCACATTATTAAAACTCTCTTGTAGTGTCAACATTTTCGCAATCCTCCAAAACGTCAATCCAGCCTTTACCACTACATTTGCGGCAAGTTACTGGTTCATAATCACTTGGTATTTGATGTGGTTGCTGTGCGTCACATTCTGGACATTTTATACGTCTCATCTTCTCGATTCTCAATTACTTGATATTATGTAAATCGCACCACCTGTCGCTGACTTGAATCGCAACTGACCTACGTTGTTGAGCGGAAGCTCGGTCCAAATACTTGCAACGAGCAAGACAGGTTGACTATCTTTGTCTCCAACATAACAGTCACTCATAGCTGTCCAGAATTTAACGGAATTGCAGCCGTGACCCACTTCAGGTGTCCCTACTACTGAACTTGCCGCCAGTGTGAGCAACTGAAATTTTACATCCTCTGTACTTCTCTTTGAATTTCTCGCAAACTCTGTTAATAGTGCCTGCTGCAAATTCTCGGTAGCGGGGTCTATTCTTTCATCTGTAGAGGCTCTGTTTAGATTAGTGTCTTGCATCTTTACTCCTTCTTCTCTATTATATTCCCAATACCGTCAGTAGGAACAAGTTCACCATCGGCATACATTTCAAGTTTTCTCCTGTTTTCAACCGTGTCACTAAGATCGTAAGGTGGCCCAGAATGTTCTTCTTTGTTCGCTACCCTAATCAGAATATACCTTTCAGGTATCACAATTAATTCTTTACCATCAATCAAAAAATGGTCTCCACTTTTTCTTGGGAACAACACAGTGTCACCCACATTCAGTGTCATCGGAAACCTGTCACCTGTTTCAAGTTTCACACCTGGTCCGACAGCAAGAACCTTAGCCATGACCGGCCTCTCATTAACGCTATCCGGCAATGCGATGCCACCAGGTGACATATCATTCTCACTCTCAGTCTTCTCAACTAAAACACAATCTTCCAAAGGTTCATAGTTCATTTTTATTCTCCAAATTTTCTCGCATACCATGAATTTCTGTATCAAACTCGTCTCCACAATCGGGACACACGCATGTCACCATACTTGTTTTTTCTGGTCTTGGAACAGTGTAGTGTTTGTGACACTTCCAACAACACACATTCATTTCCGCTGTTGCGTTGTACTCAGCCCTCGACATCCCATACTTCCCACGCGTGTAGCCTTCACCAAACATCCTGGCATTCTCTATCTCTCTATCGCGGATGTGTTGTATCGCCTCACTAACCATGCCTTGATCTATAGGCCCACCAGCTATTATCTTCCTCTGCTTCGGTGTCACTCCTGCATTAGCGTGTGTAATGTCACGCTGTATATTGGGGTCATCATGTGCCTCTTTTGTCATAAACATTATGTTACACCGCCTGCAACCCACAACCCTGTCATCTATACGAGACGCGGCTACTGTTGAACCGCATTGTGGACACGTTTTTGGCAGTTCTGGTTCTGGCTGGTTAAGTTTTGAAAATTTATCACGGCATGCAGTTACTCCACGACGACCGGGATCATACATTGGTGCTGACAGCAATTCATCCAGTGTAATAGGCTTATGTTTTGGTGTTTTTCGCTTCCACCACTTCTTAATTCGTTTCCACATTTTTAACCTCCATAAACTTTGAAGGAGATTGTGAACCAACCCACGCACCAAATGCTTTTGCTTGCTGTGCATGATATTCATTAAATTTTCTAAACTGCCTTAAAGCCTGTTTTCGTTCCCGCCACTTCTTAAATTTTTTCCACATTCTCAATCCTCCAATTTATCCAACACAGTTCGTAGTTTGTATTTAATCCGCTCCTTTATCAAATTTGTCAGCATTTCATCTGTTAGGGTTCTTTCCACTTCTACCAGGTCTATTGCCACTGCAAAATCAACATATGATAAAAAAGTGTGAAGTTGGCAGCGGTGTGTCATCCATTCACTTCTATTAACCCCAATGCCCAAATTCTTTGAACACCTGTCTAATCTTTTAGACGCTTCGTCTCTTGTCATTTCCTCAATCTCCAGCTTCGCTCCACATTTCTCAAATTCTGGGAAAAACGATGGGATTCGAACCCACGCCGTCGGACTCACAATCCGAAATGCTGCCGCTACACCACGTTTTACAAAAATTGGCACCAACAACCCTGTCTCGCGTCCGAGACTTAGTCATTATGGTCCTTTGGCTACCCTTAACATAGTTTCTCACGTGCTACGCCATGCTTGGCAGGGGTCTTGGTAGGACCAACCATGTTGATGTCAAAGTGAGGGCAGTCGCAAATTCCATTTATGCGTATTTCACCACATGCCCCTTCATGTTTTACAAAAAGTCGGTGCTGGCTAACCGATCCTGTCCCGCAACTCATCAGTGTGGGGATTAGCGTGCGTTCGCATCTGGTGCAGCCTGCCGCCTCTTAATAGGGGTCTACCCATAATACCCTTCCAGGTCTGTCAAAACTAACGAATAATGGGGTTTCTCAAAAATTTTATATTATATTTTTTCAGAATGAGCTTGACATTTACCTCTCAAAAGCTAAAAGGTGTTGTCTACAGGCTTCTTAGTACCTGATGGGACCCGCTCCCGCATGCCACGCGTCAAGGGTCACACCCTGCCCTGCCGATAATAGTCGCACTCACAGCATGTTATCGCACATATTATCCATGTGGTCCTATAATTACAGCATTCACAAGGTGCGGTTGTAACGATTACTCAGGTGTATTGCAGGTTATAACGGCTACAATGTCCTATAATACACGCACCATGTCCGATATGCCCTACATCCTACGCGTGGTACGTCCGCGTGTCAGGTGATATAGGACGCGGACTATGCAGGTTGTAGCGATTGCACCACCACACCCACTACAACAACCGGCATAATCGTTACAATCATGACATGCCTATAATATCACGCGGTTCTGATTATAGCACTACACGTAAATCGAGTACTATAACCATTACAATCGTTACAACTGGTATAATCGTACTCATCTTGACCATTAGTACAAGTGGGTGTGGGTGTGGTGGAGGTCCAAGAAATCCATAATCGTTACAATCGTTACAACCCGCATTCCTTATTGAGAACGATTATCAACAGTAGAGTATTTACAGGTTAAAAACAGGTATTTATGGATATTTATGGATAATATATTAATGTAAGTTGTTATTATTACTATACTTATACTCTATTTACTACTAATTGACAGATAATATACTACCTTACTTACTCCCTACTATCTGGAGCAATAAGCGTAGCATAACAGTACATGGAAGTAGTAATAACATAGTAGTGTAATAGTAGTAACATAGATAGTACATAGAGTAAAGTA